CTTTTTTTTTTCTCCTCTAATAGTATAAAGAATATAGCGTAAATGGGTGGTGGTCTTCTTCAATTAGTTGCTTATGGTGCTCAGGATGTTTATTTAACTGGTAATCCTCAAATTACCTTTTTCAAAGTAGTTTATCGTCGTCATACTAACTTCGCTATTGAAGCCATTCAACAAACTTTTAACGGTAATGCTGGATACGGAAATACTGTTACCTGTCAAATATCCCGTAATGGTGATTTAATAAATCGCATGTATTTACAAGTTGATGTCCCTAAAAGAAAATCGACCGCCGCTAGCGCGGGAAGTACCTATCAAAATTATCTGGGTCTGCGTTTAATTAAGTCGGTCGTAATAGAAATTGGTGGTCAACAAATAGATAAGCATTATTCTGATTGGCTTTACATTTGGAATGAATTATCTCTTCCTATAGGCAAACGTTATGCATATGATACTATGGTTGGTGCTGATAAAGATATATTAAATTACAGTACCGATAGCACTACTTTATATATTCCTTTTGAATTCTGGTTTTGCCGCAATGTAGGTCTCGCTCTACCTTTAATCGCACTCCAATATCACGAAGTAAAAGTTAAAATAGATTTTGAAACTAAAGAGAAATGTGTATCTCATATTGCCGATTTTGACGAAGTTAAAAATATATCTTTATGGGCAGATTATATATTCTTGGATACTGATGAACGCCGAAGATTCGCTCAATTATCTCACGAATACTTAATTGAACAATTACAATTTACTGGTTCTGAAACTCTTGTAGCCGGTACTAATCGTATTAAATTAAATTTTAATCATCCTTGTAAAGAATTAATATGGGTAGCAAAACCTGTTCGCACTACCAATAATACCAGATGGTACGATTATAACTATGCCGATGAAGCGGATAACTCAACTGCTTCATCTTTGGCGGTAGACGGTTCTTCTAAATTCGGCGGTCAATATACTTCTAACTATTTAGTTATTTCAGATGTTAATCCTCCTCTATATAAAAATCCTTTCAAAAATGCTATACTTCAATTAAATGGCAATGATCGTTTTGCCGTAAGAGAAGGTGATTATTTTAATTATGTTCAACCCTTCCAACATCACACTAATGTTCCTGTACATAATTCAATCAACGTATACTCGTTTGCTCTTAAACCCGAAGATCATCAACCAAGCGGCACTCTAAATATGTCCCGTATTGATACCGCAACTTTGATGGTTACTACTGTACCAGAAGTAACCATCAAATACGAAGGTATTAATATATATGCTGTCAATTACAATGTTTTACGTATATTATCTGGAATGGGTGGCCTTGCTTATTCCAATTAAAAAAATAATAATTATAATAATTTGTGTTATATATTTCCCTTTTTTTTTTCTCCTCTAATAGTATAAAGAATATAGCGTAAATGGGTGGTGGTCTTCTTCAATTAGTTGCTTATGGTGCTCAGGATGTTTATTTAACTGGTAATCCTCAAATTACCTTTTTCAAAGTAGTTTATCGTCGTCATACTAACTTCGCTATTGAAGCCATTCAACAAACTTTTAACGGAACTCCCAATTTTGGCAATCGCGTAACTTGCCAAATATCAAGAAATGGCGATTTAATACATCGTGTATATTTAGCGGTTGTTAATTATTCATCTGGAATTAATGTATGTCCTTATTTTGGTCTTCGTTTAATAAATTATGTAGAAATTGAAATAGGTGGTCAAAAAATAGATAAACATTATTCTCATTGGATGTATGTATGGAATGAACTTTCTTTACCCGTTTCAAAGAAAGATGCCTACAAAAAAATGGTTGGTGCCAATGATAAACTAAAGTCTTTAACTAATGCTAATCTATATATCCCTTTGGAGTTCTGGTTCTGCCGTAATGTTGGTCTTGCTCTCCCTTTAATCGCCTTACAATATCATGAAGTAAAAATAAACATTTTATTTGAAACTAAAGATAATTGCCTCGGTAATACAGGTGAACTTCTCGATTTAACTTCAACTACTTTGTGGGTTGATTACATATTCTTAGATACCGATGAACGCCGAAGATTCGCTCAATTATCTCACGAATATTTAATAGAACAATTACAATTTACTGGAACTGAAAGCATAAACGATAATTCTACTAGCATAAAACCAAAACTTTCATTCAATCACCCTTGTAAAGAATTAGTATGGTTCTGTACTTCTGGTCATCATGCTTCTACTAGACATACAATCAATAACAATTGGGTTAACTATTCAACAGGTGTTAATGGATATGCCGCAGGTAATCCGGAATTATTCAAAGAGACAAGCGCAATAACTTCTACTAATCCTATAAAAACTGCTAAACTCGTATTAAATGGAAATGATCGCTTCGCAGCAAGACCAGGTTCTTATTTTAATTTAATACAACCTTATCAACATCATGAAAATATACCATCAAATCCGGGCATTAATGTATATTCATTCGCTCTTAAACCCGAAGAACATCAACCCAGCGGCACTCTTAATATGTCTCGCATTGATACCGCGGTATTTAATTTAGATTTACAGAATAGCTATACTGGAAATGTTTTTTCCAAAAATCTTCATGTATACGCGGTTAATTATAACGTTCTTCGCATATTATCGGGTATGGGCGGTTTGGCATATTCAAATTAATTTATATTATTTATATATAAATAATATGTTGTTAAATTGCTATAAAGTTTCTTTTTTTTTTCTCCTCTAATAGTATAAAGAATATAGCGTAAATGGGTGGTGGTCTTCTTCAATTAGTTGCTTATGGTGCTCAGGATGTTTATTTAACTGGTAATCCTCAAATTACCTTTTTCAAAGTAGTTTATCGTCGTCATACTAACTTCGCTATTGAAGCAATTCAACAAACAGCATCGGGAAGTAATTCTCTCGGTTCTCGTGCCACTTATCAAATTACTCGCAATGGTGATTTAATACACAGAGTATATTTTTACGGAAAATTAAAAAACACTTCAACTGATAGACATTTAGCGTTAGTTCCTAACGTTGGACAAAAATTATTAAAAACCGTTGAATTAGAAATCGGTGGTCAACGTATAGATAAGCATTATTCTGAATGGCTTTACATATGGAATGAACTTTCATTACCATATGGCAAACGCGAAGGATATTATAAAATGATTGGTGCAAATAAAGAAAATTGCTGTTCTGAATTAGCAGAAGCAACTTCTTACGAATTATATGTTCCTCTAGAATTTTGGTTCTGCCGCAATGTAGGTCTCGCGCTTCCCTTAATCGCCTTACAATATCACGAAGTAAAAATAAATATTGAATATGAATCTGCTGATAACTTATGTGACACAAGTCCTTCTAATTATTGCGTTGAACAAGATAAACCCGATGGCGTACCGAATAGTACTACTACTCTTTTCTCTGCTACAAAATCAGTATTAACTTTAGATGAACCAACATTATGGGTTGATTATATATTCTTAGATACTGATGAACGCAGAAGATTCGCCCAATTATCACACGAATATTTAATAGAACAATTACAATTTACCGGAACCGACACTATAACCACTTCGGGAAATAATTCTGATTCCATGAAAAGTCTAAGAATGAATTTCAATCATCCTTGTAAAGAACTTGTATGGACTATTAAAAAATCAGACGAATCGTCTGTATATTGGAATAACTTTTCAACATCTGTAAGAGATGCTAATGCCGGAACTGGTACAGGTAATACTTATAATAACTATGTAACCTCAACTAATCCCGTAATGCAAGCAAAAATAATGCTTAACGGAAATGATCGTTTCGCTACAAGACAAGGCGAATATTTCTCATTAGTCCAACCCTATCAACATCACGAAAATACTCCCGATATGTACCACAAGGGCATCAATGTTTATTCGTTTGCTCTTAAACCCGAAGAACATCAACCAAGTGGCACTCTCAATATGTCTCGTATTGATACCGCGGTTCTATCGTTGTCATCTAAAATTACTGGAACTATATTTATATTTGCGGTAAATTACAATGTCTTGAGAATATTATCTGGTATGGGTGGCCTCGCCTATTCCAATTAAATATGATATCTATGATATCTATGATATCTGCGATATCTACGATACCCACAATACAATATTTTCGTTTTTTAATTTATAATTATTATCTATTGATAATATTATATTATATAAAATTTTTGATATTTGTATTGATGTCTTATGGATATCGTTATTTGACCAATTATTTTTATTTTTTTCATTAAAATAATATGAAATAATATCTTACAAATAAGGCAAGCATCCTTTATTCATTGAATTGGTATATTTATACGCATTTATTTTATATCTCATATACAAAAATTCTTTATCTGTAAGACTTTTGTAGTTGTTTATACTTTTCCTAACCTTATTTAGTATTTTCTTATAATCATTAGTAATCTCATAACTAACTTTTTTTAATTAAATAAGATTTTTACATATCACAATTATACTTATTTCTTTTATCTCCGACTATACTTTTAAAATTTGTCTCTTTTTTAACAAAGATATTAGACGACTTATTTATTTCACTCAACTTGTTGAGTTCATAATAGCCTTGCAAATACCTAACAATATTTACCAGCAATTACTAATTGCAGATAGCATATTAAAGTTTAATATATTTTATAAAACTAAAAAAATAAATCTATTTTTATATTATAAATAATAAATTATCATATAACTTAATCGTCGCTGATAATAATATCATTTAGATAAGGTTCGAGAATTTCATTAACAATAAACTCTGGTTTAAATTCATCGTAATTCATAAATATTTTTAGAAGTTGTTCTGAAAATCCCGATACAATAGCAGTCCCTTCGGTATCGCAATTAACAGGGAAAATTTCATTGCTGTCTGAATTAAGATTCCAAAATATAAACTTGGGTGCTTTATAATTATTTTTATTATATAGTTTAACAATACTTTTATAAACAGTATCCAGATTATTAGCATTCGCATTCGCATTGTTAAATTGCATATCTGTAAATACAAATAGTTTTGATGGCATTTTATCTTGTGTAACGTTGTATTTAATAGCGTAGTTAATAATTTCCTCATTACATTTTACAAAATCAGTACTATATCCAAAATTAATTTTCATTATGTTTTTAATACATTCATGAAGAGTAGGAATGACTTTGTCCTCATTATCTTTATTTACATAACTAATCAAATCTACAAGTTGCGGTTCTTCACTAAATGTAATAATTTTATTAGCAAAATTTCCCTTACAACACAATGATGTAATAATACCTAGTGCGATGGCTACTTGTGCTGGAATACTTCCATTTTTAGCATTAAACATAGAACCTGATACATCAACTATAGAAATTGCATTATCAAAATTTCCTGACTTTTTAACATTCTCTACAATTGTTCTCCATTGCATCTCCGTTGTTTGACAAAGTTCATTATTATCGATTTTATCCAACTCTTTAATATAAACACCTATCAATTCGTGAGGAAGAATACCTGCTACATTAATTTTTTTAACATTATTGCGTACATCTTCCAGATATTTACTATATCTTTCTTTATCGTGATTAATAAAAGCCTTCTTCAATCTATTTGAAGCAACCCCTGGAACATTTTCATATTTAATAGTTTCCCATTTATTTTCACACATATTCGCTTCAACAATATCTATCTTTTTCCTCAAAGGTACTAAATAATCCTTCCTATATTTTTCCATCTTACCCATATCTTTACTTCCGTAGATAAATGAAGCAACTTTCTTTGCATATTGTCTTCTTTTGTCATACTTATCATTTTCACTTGGAGCCCATTTAGCACATAGAGAAATTGGTAGATTATTTTCCAAATTCATCTTATCATGAATTAATTTTTGAGCAATAATATTTAATTCAAATTTATGTTCTATGCTTTTCAATTTATAACTTATATAATGTAAATCTTTCCAACAACCATATTTTTCAATATAATTATTAATATTATACATATATGTGTTTAATTTATTTTTACGCAACCAAATCATAGCATCATTAGCAATCTTCTTCTCTTTTTTTCCCTTTAATCTATCACGACCATTAAAAATAATCGCCACAGTTTTTTTAGGGTTTTCTTCCCAACATTTTTCTAGATACTTATTACTTACTTTAATATCCAAATCTCTTACAAACAACATAAAATAATCTACAATATAACTCCCTGTTGTTTTTAAAGCATTTCCGTCATTCGCAGTTTTTGTTAAAACACTTCTAACATTAGGAGTTTCCATCGTATATATAGTATATATGATACTATATATTTATATCAATTTTTATTATTTATTATAATATGTAAAAAAATAAATGATAATGTTTATTTATCAAACAGATGCTGCGAGTTTACTTGCTGATGGAGGAAAATGATGAGAAATTAGTTTTTGTAGAATGAAATAATTGATATCTTCTTTATCTCCTACGTTTAGGATTTTCTTAAGTTTATCATCAGGAAGAATGAAGCGCTTATTTTCAGGTTTATTTAGATTATGCTCTTTAACATACGAGTTGATAAATCTGGTAATATCAGTTCGCGATTTCTCAGTTCCATGAGGAACTCCGATGAAATCACATAGTTCATCTGATATTTTGTTAGGTTTGGCAAAACCCGACGGTGAATTTTTAGCATTCTGTCGTTTTTTCTGCGCCTTCTCAATTATCTTCTGTTGTTTCTCATAATCTTTGCTCAAAACTTTTAGAAGATTTTGAACTTCTTTGAAATTAACAAATAATGTATTAACTTTCTCAATAATTACAGAAACCGCATTATCTTTAACTTGCGACGGTTCAACACCTACCGCTTCACCTTCGGTTTTCATAATAGGAACACTTAGAGATACAGGAGTAACAACTGATTCTGTGGGTACTGAGGGTACTGAGGGTACTACTGTTCCCGCAGGTGTTGCTGTCGCCAAAGGCAATTTAGTAGCAACTTGCTTTTTAGGTGCTTGTTTTGTTTCAGTCGCCGGTGATGGAAGAGGTACTTGAGTCGCTTTTTTTGACGCCATTATATTCACTTTATGAATACATATATAATTATATGTTTATATCATTTTATAAGAGCATAATTATAATTTATTTACAATAAATAAACATATGAAAATAAAAAGGGTAGGAACATACTTAACAGGGTTTAAATATTACAATTATAATAATGAAGAGATTATAGATGATATAAAAATAACTAATATAAAAAAATTAAAAATTCCTCCATGTTACAATAATGTAGTTATATTAAATAATAAAAAAATAGTAGCATATGGATATGATAGCAAGGGGAGAAAACAGATTGTATACAATACAAAATATATTGAAAAACAAAATGAAAAAAAATATGATAAAATAGAGCGTTATGATAAATATTTTATTAAGATTAAAAAACATGTATCGACGGATTTAAAATCGTCCGATGAAAAAAATAAAATTATCGCTATTATAATAACATTGATATTAACATGCGGTTTTAGAATAGGTAATAAAATATATGAAAAACAAAATAAATCTTATGGAATAACTACTCTCAATTATTCACATATTAAACTAATTCAGGACAATGGCGACAATTGTATATTATTTGATTTTATAGGTAAAAAAGGAGTACGTAATGAGGCTATATGTAAAAATAAATATATATATGAATATTTATTTAAAAAAATAAATGATATTAATCATAAAAATGCAAAAGACTATATATTTAAATATAATAATAGACGTATAAATGCCGATGATGTAAATAGTTATTTAATGGATAAATTAAAAGTCAACATAACTACAAAAGATTTGCGAACGTGGAACGCTAATTATCTGTTTAATAAATATTTACATAAATGTAAGAATGAAAAAAATCCTATTAAACGAGCAATAGAATTAACTTCGCAAGAATTACATAATACAACTAATGTATGTAAAAAAAGTTATATTGACCCTAAAATAATTGATAAGGCAAGACAAATAGTATAATAATAAAAATTGACTTTTTTATTATTATATAATAATAAGATAAATATTATAAAACAATATGGATATTGAGATTATTAATAAGAATATTGAAGATATGCTTATAGATAGAGGAGAAGATGTTTTATCTTTTAAAGAAATGTTATTATCCTTAAATAAGGAAGATTTTGAAACAGATAAAACCGTTATAAATGTTCAAACATTAAAAACTACTATTCTATATGCTCTTTCTAAAAATTTGAGAAAAATAATAATAAATGAATTAAAAGAAAAATTAAAGGACGGTGATAATATTAATGAGTTTACTAATAAATATGGTGGTAAAAATAATATAATTATAGTATTCAATAATGAATCCATATCAACTGCTGTAAAATCTCAATTAAATAAATACGATAAAATATTTCAAAAAAACGGAGGACATCTTCAATATTTTAGTTCCCAACAATTAATGTTTAATCCGACAAAACACGAATATGTTCCTAAACATACTAAACTTACAGACGAAGAAGTAAAAGATTTTATGAAAGAGTATCTGGCGCGCAGTAAGATGCATATGCATAATATATTACAAAACGATCCTATTGCTAAATGGATAGGTTTAAAGCACGGAGATATCGTTAGAATAGATAGATATAATGAAAATAGCGGCGAGTCTTTTTCTTATAGATCTTGTATTTAAATAAATATATTATATCTATAAAATAATAGAGTATTATAAATATAATTAATGACACATAACATTACAAGTGAAGATTTATATAATTATTACGAATTAAGAAGTATGTTGACTGATTTAAATAGAAAGATATATAATGGCAGCAAAATACCGATTTCAGGAACATATGTTTTTAATGCAAAATTTGAAATATTATTTCCAAAATATGAAAATATTGGAACAGCATATACCACTGGTGATAAAATAACAACATCACCAGGAACAGGAGAAACTACAACGCATGATTCCAAAATATATAGTTTAAAACATTTATTGCATAATTCTCTCTATCCGCATTTAAATCAAACACGAAAGAATCCTAGTAACATTTCAAAAATTATTAATGAACATATTGTCGCAGTAGATACTAATTCAAAAGATCATTTATGTTTTATTAGATTTGATACGACAGCAGATTCTGCTGTATCTATAGAACCAGATAAACCTGTTATAAATAATATATTATATTCTATTTGTCTTATTGATATATTTATAAAAATTATAGAAGCATTAAAAGATTGTTATAAAAATTACAGTAATCTCTTTGAATCTTTTACTGATGCTACAACAATATATATTGTTGAAAAAAAATTAAAATTATATCACGACGCTACTACACCCAAAGGGTTATTTTTAGATACTTCAAATACAGTTTCGGGCGGCGATAGGCCACATCCTGCTATATATTTATATATTGGTGATTTATCAAACATTTTTCATCCTGATGATATTAGATCATTTTTAAGTTTAAACACTTCTTCTTTCGCTAGTACAGATACATATGATTCTACTATAGTTACGCATATTTTTAAAGATACTAATCAATTATTTAACAATTCTACAGGGACACCTACTAACTATTTTTTTAATTGCCTAAAATTGTATACTGATGTTGCTCAAGCAACAGCATCAACGAACGCAGGTGCTAGGTCCGCAATAAATGAAAATTATGAAAATAATATCTATTTAATAAGAATTTTTTTGGAAATGATTAAAAATATAAAAGGTGGGACAGATTTTAATACAACAATTAATTATTTATATATATATATATTATGTTTAAAATCAACCTTATTATCATCAATTAGAGCAGCAAATATATTTTATAATAATAAACACGGTTTAAATGCTATCGCAATATCTTACGATAATATTTTTTCACCCGGGGCCGCCACCTCAGGTACCGGGACTTGTAGTGCATTAGATATTAAAGGGTTCGTTAAAGCAAAATCTTCAATAACATTTAGCAATGCGGAAAGTTGTTCAAGCTCTTCGCCAATAACAATAATTCCATCTGATACTACAACGCCTAAAATGTATAAGTATATATTATATAGAAAAAATTCGGGAACTTTAGATAATGATACTATATTTAAAGCAAACGATAAGCGTTTATATGATGAAATATCTAAAATTAGTAAACCAAATATTGATGACTCAGTAACAAGTTTAGGTATTGAATATTATACACTATTTAAAAATGAGTTTGCTGTAAACGGAGATTATATAATAACAAGTTATGCTCCTTCAAATCCTGATAATTCAATAGATAACGGAAGTTTTTTTAAGAATTCAACAGGTGTTAATTATGAAAGTATTAAAAATATGTTTATACTAAATAAAACAAATGAATTTAATAAAAAATATAGAATTAAGATAGAAAATGATAATCGCGGATATAAGGTAACCAATTTTAGTGTATATATCAGCGGTCCTAATAGTATTAAAAATGTAACTATAACTCTAGAGCCAAAAGAAAGAACCGTAGAAAATAAAATATTATATGATGATGTTCCTAATAACAAAAAAAAGTTGGGTAGTGTTTTTATAGCAAAAATAACTAGCGAAGATATAAACAGTGAATATGAATCTATAATAACAAATACTAATAGTGCTGAACAAAATATTAGTTTGTACAAAACTAAAATAAAGAACAATACTACATTATATGAATTACATAAATCTAAAAATAATTTACTATTTAATCAAACAATTTCTTATGTAGTTATTATAGCAATAATAATATCTGTTTTAATAATTGTAAATATTGCTGGTGTTGAAAAATCTCTTATCAAATCAGTTACATTAGTATGTTTTGGTGCTATAATATTACTGTTTATGAGTTATTACATAACAAATACATTATATATAGAAGAGGGATTTAGTAATAGCGATTATACTGGTTATGAGTTATGTCCAGCATCTCATTGCATAAATACTGGCGCGTCCGAATCAGGTGTTTTTAAAAAAGAAAATAATCTCACGATTTTACAAAATAAAAAGGATTATGTTGTAAATTTTTTAAATGATAATGCAAAAGAACTAATTATATTAATTAATTTAGTAAAACCAACAATTGTCAATGATTCTCTAAAAGATAATAACACTAAATTAGTTACAATGTCTAATAATATATATAATGAAAAGAAATATGTAAAAGATGTTCTAAGTAATAAAAAATCTGATAGTGATATGAATCTTGACGTTCTTAGATATGAAAATAAAAATTATGATGTATATATAGTATGTATTTTATTCTTATCGCTAATATTAATTAGTGCTTATACTATAAATATATATACTGATAATAAATACTTAGATTTATTAATATTAATAATTACAATATTAGTAGTATGTCTATTTACATATTTCATATTATACAGTAATAGAATAGTTAGAACAGTATCTACAAACTATTACTGGGGTAAAGAGTATAAACAAGAGTATATATTATAAATAATTTTAGTTATTTTTTTACATATGTAAACAATTTATATTATATATTGATGTAAAGTAAATGAATAAAAACTTAGAATTTATATATATAAAAAATACTTATGAATAATGTATATATTATTTAATTAACAATATGAAAAATGATACTGATGATAATCCTCAAAAAACAGAAGATAATATAAAAATCGAAAAAAAGGAAGATATAGATGATGCCGATGACTCTAATGACACAGATTATAAAGAGGAAACAGAAGACTCAGAGGAAACAGAGGAAACAGAAGACTCAGTGGAAACAGAGGAAACAGAGGACTCGGAGGAAACAGAGGAAACCAAAAATACAGAAGAGTCTGATTGTACACAGGAATATGTTATTAATAAGGATATTAATTATGAATTAAATAATGAAGAATACAATAATAATTTTAATAAATTTCAAGACGATGATAATAATCAAATGATATATCTTATTTTAAATACTAATAAAAAAAATGATACTAATAATAAATGTGTTAAGAGCAAGAGTAATAATGGTTTAAATCTAAATAAACATCCAATTAATAAAAAAATTTATAAATTCTATAACAAATACAGTATAAATGAAAAAAAATACTTTGATATTTTATCGGAAGAAGAAAAGACAAAACTTATAGAAAGCGAAGATGTTATAGAGAACGCAGATATTATATACGACGTTCCAATGCGTTTTAAAATATTGAATTCCGATATAAATATTAGAACAAAAAAAAGCATAATATGGAAAATTGAATGTTTGAATAAAATGAGTAGTAATTCGTCAGAATATTATAAATTAAGTTCTTGGTTATCATCTTTAAATAACATACCTTTTAATAAGTTTTATGAGATACCTATAAAGATTACAGATGGTAATGAAAAAATATGTAATTTTTTAAATAATATAAGGGTTCGTATGGACGAAACAATATTCGGTCACAAGGATGCTAAAGAGCAAATTATTAGGGTATTAGCACAATTAATATCATTTCCAAGAGCAACAGGATATATTATAGGTATTCAAGGTAGTGCGGGTGTTGGAAAAACAAAACTTATTAAAGAGGGTATATGTAATGCTTTAAATTATCCAAATGCTTTTATATCTCTAAGCGGAACAGATGATTCGTCCTTTTTAAAAGGTCATTCTTATACATACGAAGGTTCTTTGTATGGTAAAATATGTGAATCTCTTATGAAAACAGGGATAATGAACCCTCTATTTTTATTTGATGAATTAGACAAAGTTTCAAATACTTATAAGGGACAAGAAATAATTAATACGCTAATACATATAACCGACCCTGTTCAAAATGATAAATTCAATGATAGATATTTTGAAGAAATAGATATTGACATATCACGTTCAATGATTATATTTACATATAATGATGATTCTCTAATAAATCCAATTTTAAGAGATAGAATGATTGTAATAAATGTTAATGGATATGATAATGAAGAAAAACTTATATTAGCGACAGATTATATAGTTCCTGAGATATTGAAACAGTATAATTTGAATAAAGGGGATATAGTATTTAGCGTGGAATTATTAAGACATATTATTAATAATATTGAAAAAGAGGATGGTGTTCGTAATTTAAAGAGAGCAATAAATAATATAGTATCATGGATTAATATGATGATATATGTTCCTATTGATTTTATTAAAATATGTATTCCTTATACAGTATCTATAATGTTTTATGATAAATATTGTAAAAAAAATACTATATCAACTACAAAATATAATTCTATATATTTATAATTTAATATTTTTTTTATACTTTCATTTAATAGTATATTAGATTGAATATTTTTAAATATGAATATAACACATAGTTTTATATTTTTTGGTTGCTGGAATAATATTAACTGTAATAAAGATTATATATATCGTGATATAGTATTAAATAGTATTAGAGAATTTGAAAATGATATACAAGATGTTTTCATAGCAGGAGATAATTGGTATAGTACTTTAATAGATAATATAATTAAGGGTTCTAATGACTCTAAAAGTTCCATTAATATAGAAAAGGAGATTAAAGAAGTAGTAAATGATTTAGTTGACAATGTTGAAAAAAATATGAATGAATCTACGCAACAAGTTGATAAAAAAAAACAAAAAAAGAGAAATAATTTGGCATTCAAATATTATTTAATAGATACTTTAGTATCAGGTTATCATATACTTTATGGTATGAATAAGAATATTTATATTTGCGTAGGTAATCACGACGAATCAAGTATACATACTGATAATAACAAAGATTGTATGATTAGAACACAAAAATATTATATTAAAAAAATAAAAGAAGAAGTTGATAGTGCTACCGAAAATATAGACACTTTATTATTAGAAGATAATATACCAAATCTTAAAGATATTGTCGACGATCGTTCGTTAGAAACAAATATAGATATAGATAATAAAAATACTAAAATGAAATTATATTCACACGATAAAATAGGTATAGAAGAAAAGAGCAGTTATATAGTTTTTATTATAAATACAAATATTTTATCAGATACTTATTTAAATAGTTTAAAAGATGAATTATCTAAATACAAAGAAGAAAAATCAGATAATTTGAAAAAAATATTTGTAATGGGTCATATACCATTATTTTTTGATAAACATAAAGACCCTAAGGAAGATGAAGACCCTAAGGAAGATGAAGACCCTAAGGAAAAAGGGCCTAAGGAAAAAGGACCTAAGGAAGAAAAAGACCAAAGTTTAAAAAAGAGTAAAAAAAGGGATAAGACAGATATTAAAAAGGGAAAGTTTAACAATTCATATGATATGATAGATAAAATATATATGATATTAACAGATTATAATTGTACATATATATGCGCGGATTGCCATAATTTTAATGTAATGAAGATAAAATGTGATGGAAGGGTTTTAATACAAATTACATGCGGAACTGGAGGAGCAGATCCTGATAAAATAATAGATATATATGATACGCCGAAAACATCAGTATTTAAAAGTAATAGATATAAATCAGAATCATCGAGTCCTCAAAAATCTTCTGAAAGACAAGAGATACAATACGATTTATTGTATTATTCTATAAATTCTTACGGATATAGCAAAATATCAGTAGTTGATAATAATATAATAGTATCTTATAATAAATTAATAGATATTGATAGTAAAACTTATATAGATGATAAGTATAGATATATAATTAGCAATAATAACATAATATATCTAGGGAGAGAGGTATATAAGAATAATGAAAAAATAAATTATATTTTAGAAAATTCTTTAGAGAATAAAAATAAATATTGCAAACGTTTAGATGACAATAAGACCAAAAACATAAGTAACACATATATAGATAATATAATTAAAACAGAGAATAAAAAAACTGTATGTTATAAGAAAAAAAAAGATTAAATATTCGCTTATAATAAATATGATATATAACTATATTTTATTAATTTTGATTATAATTTTAGTTGTTCTAACAATATTTTATATATTTCATATATATAATTCATTAATATACGACGATATAGATAATCATATATATTATATGAATAAGGATGAAACAGCGATGTTTCTAGAATATGATGAAGATAAATATGTTTATAATTTATCAAATATAGATTTATATGCACGTAAAGTTTTATCTAATGAAGAATATATATATAATATAAAAAATTCAGCAGCATCTTTTACAAATAATGATAAAGATGTTCTTAATAAATGTATAGAAAGAGCCGATGAATTATTAAGAAGTGTTAATATTGATAATATTATTAAAGAACCTAATTTAAGATATTCAAAAAATATTAATTTTAATGATTTGGCAAATATTAAATGGGTTTTATCACTTACTTCAAATGAAAATAGCGATAATAATCTTATAAAAGAATATGAAGAAGGATTGCCTCATACAAGAGCAAATGTAATATTCTTATCAAATAAGGTTCTCAATTATCACGAAGACGAATTAATAAAAATTCTAATACACGAAAAAATTCATATATATCAACGTAATAATGAAGAATTATTTAAAATAATAGTAAACGATATGGGATATGTTGAGGTATCTAATATAACTGAAATATCATATAATACTATAAAGCATATACGTTCAAATCCTGATGTTAACAGAAAGATTTATAAAAATCCGAATACAGGCAAATTAATGATCTGTTTATATAATAATGATAAACCAAACGGTATTAATGATGTGGATTTAGTGGATTATTCATTAGAACACCCATATGAAAAGATAGCCTATGAAATATCTGAATATATTCATAATATGAATAAAATAGAAAAATATAAAAACATATAATAATAATATTATATTAATATATAATATGGAAGAAGTGTATAAGCAAGCCCCCGAAGGTATAACATACGAACATGTTGAAAGAATTTTCAATATCAATGATAAAGATGTATTGAAAACATTAATTGAATTGTGGAAAATACCTGAAGAAAATATTAAAAATATTAGTGAAGAAGAGAGTAAATGGAATAATATAAGAAATACCTGTGATGATTTTGATAATGAAATGAAAAATGTATTAGATAAGGCAAAAAAACAGATTTAATATAGATATATTGCTTTATCAATAATTATCATTCTAATAAATTGCGAATGTGTTCAATTTCCATATCATAATTATTTGACGGAGTTTCTAATATAATAGTAGGTACTTTATTTTTAATGTTTTTAATATTATTATTTAACGATGCTATGAAATTATTCATATCATTTGTAGATATTTTTCCATCTAAAATTACGGCATGCCTATCTTTCATTTCTCCTTTTTTAACCATACTATTATTTAGATGAATAACTGTAATATCTTTACTATTTTTTTTAAATAGAATATCATATGCTTCTGCTAATTCATATCCTAATGCCCATGTATGTGCTGTATCAAAGCAAATCCCTAAGTTTTTCTTCTGTTCTTTTGAAAAACTGTTAAAGAATTCAATAAATTCGCTTAAATCTTTTAACAATTCTGTTCCTTGTCCTGCTGGTGTTTCGATAATTAGTTTAGTTTTCAAATTTTTATTTTCCATATCTTTCAATATATATTCGATAGCAACTTTCATATTATGTAATCCCTGTTCATATGATTGCGATACATGTTTCCCGACATGTAATACAACACCTTCCGCACACATCATATCGGCAAGTGTTAATTGATTGATAAGTAATTTAATCCATATACATTCTTCTAAAGGCATTATCCTTTTTCCTTCCATAGCATCTTTAGATATATTTATAGTATATGGAGCGTGTATAATAAGTTTGAAATCATTTTCAATTAAATATGTCCTAATATCTTGCGATTTCTTAATATAACTGTCTATATTTATAATAGTATTGCTGCGCGGATTAGAAATAAATATTTGAAGAGCATTTCCGCCATTTTTTCTAATATTATTCATAGTTTCTATTATGCCCCCGCTTTCATCGCGTTTAATATGAGCACCTATGTAATTTTTAACTTTCATTATAGTAATTATAGTAAATAAATAAAAAAAATGTAAAATCAATTTTTATAATGTATAAAATGTGTATAATATTATGTAATCTTTTTTCATTTAATAATCATCAGAATAATATTCTGATTCATTTTCGCTAATATAATCATAATCATAATCATCATAATCGCTATAGTAGTTGCTTGAATTATATTCTTCGTCATTAATATTATTTTCAAAATGTTCATTATAATATTCATCATTATCATTAATTTGCTTTTGTTTTTCCATACTATTTAGTTTATTATAATATTCATACTTTTTATTAATTGTATCATAATGTGTATTAATATCGCAATTTTCTTTTTCATTTTGTTCACGTTTTTCATTTTCAATATATTCTCGTCGTGCCATTGTAAAGAAACTTTTCGGAGGATTCAAAATCTTATCAAAATTATCAATAATATTTTTTTTATATTGCTCAATTAACTCATTTCTATCATATTTTTTATTATCACAATAGAAATCAATATAATAATCAATTGTTGTTTTAGCACGATATTCTTTAATAACATTATTATCATATTTTTTTGTCATAAGAAACTTAATATAACCATCAAATAGTTCTTTGATATTATAAATTTTGTTAGAATCATTAATTAATGTTTTATCATTAATCATAATGGTTGCAAATTCATTAAACGAATAATCAGTCATATATTGTCTTAATTACTTTATATATAAAAATGTACGTATCAATTTTTAAATTATTTTGATTGAGATAATATTTTTTTAATAATTTTATTTATTGTATCATTTATTTTATCAGTATCAACATTATTTGAGTGTTTATATTCTATATATAATGTTTTAATCTCTTTATTATTTACATTATCAATAATATCACTTCTCATAATTAAAGAAATTCTATTTGATATTTTATATTCTTTTAAAATATATTCTGTTATATTATCAATGTCATTTGTACACGGAAATGTATAATTAGGTTGTTTATCATTTTTTGAACATATTACTAATATATTTTCAATAATATCTATATTTTTCTTAATTTTACTTGATACATACTGATTATCATTAGATAATTCATATGTATATACGCGTTCCTTATGAGTATATGATTTATATTTTTCAACTCTACTTTTCTTATAATAATTATCTATAAAAGATTCTAAATTATTTTTAGAAGATAAAGATACATCTATTATATTATCATACTTACCTTTATTGGTATTTATTATATAAATTTCTATTAAATTAATATCACGCATTTTATCATTATTGTTATTAAAACCAATAGTATCATCGGTGTTGTTCGTATTATAGAGATATTTATTAACATCTATTAATGTATTAAAAGACATGTTATATTATATTATGTTATAATATCATTTTTTAGATTTATATATAAAAATTGATTATTCTATATATTTATATATTAAACTTTGTTATGAATTATAAATTTAAAATTTATAAATTAAAAGATGAAATAGATAAATATAGTGTTATAAATACTAATCAAGAAATCTCAAATAATCAATATAATAAACATAAAATTCGCGAGGATTTTCGAAATATGCTTATAAATAATTTATTAATTTCTGTTCTTGAAGCAACTGATTTAGAAATTGGCATTTTTAATTGTACTATTGATTACGCTAATACAAATAAAATACAGTTATCTTGGAAATGTTCTTTATTTATTGATACATATATTAATATATCACGAAGCATTTATTCTAATCTTAAATCAAATAGTTATATAGGAAATAATAATTTATATAAAAGGATGGTTGAAAATAAGGAGTTTGTTCCGCATATGCTCCCATATATGCAATGTCATAATATATTTCCTGAAAGATGGAAAGATATTATTGATAAAAATAATTTACGTCTTAAAGCAGCCTATGAATTTAATATTGTTGCCATGTCAGATATGATTACTTGTATGAGATGTAAAAGTAAGAAGGTTAGTTATTATGAACTACAGACACGTTCAGGCGATGAAGCATCAACGTTATTTATGGAATGTCTTATTTGCGGAAAGAAATGGAAACAGTAATGTATTATACATTTTCAATTATTCTATATTCAAAACATTCTCTTAATATATAGAATGCTATACCAATATATATTTTTGATTCGTCATTATCTACAATTTCTAGTATAATATTATAGTATTTTTTATTTAATATAAAATGTTGTATAGCATTTTGTATTCCATAGTTATATATTATTTCTTCAACATCTTTCTTTTCGTAAATAGGTAATAAAATATGATTGTAAATATATTTTTCTGTATTACAAACAAGAGTTCTTTTATCAGTTGAAGTAATATATTTAATTTTACTGTAGATATCAGATGCTACTATATTGTCGGGTTTTGTTAAGATTATTTTGTATTTTATAATATTTTCTTTTTTGTCCGACATTTAATAATAATGTAATTATATTTTTATATAATATTATCGAGTGTAATAAGTAAAATAGATATACAACCAAATATAATACCTATAACTCCTTGGAGATTTATGCTAAAGTGATTATTATAATATATAGTAAATAATAATAATAATATAATTTCAAATACGGCAAAAGTTCTAAAATATGCTGGATTGGGAGATATCTTTATTATATAATAACTAATAAAAGTTACAAAGAATAACACGAGAGAATATATATAATATTTAGGGCTACTTATTATATCTATAATATTTTTATCATTTCTAAAAAAATATATTAAATATATTAAACTAAATATACCGACTATTATATTTATAATTATAGGAAATATATAATTAGGTGTTTCGTCATATTTTATAAATAATATAAATCCTACTATTATTGTACTCCGTAAAACTGATAAATATACCCATTCCATTTATTATTCTTATATATTAAAATATTATATTTACTGAATTATTCTTTAGAGGGGGAAATATCTTATGAAAATATGTAGTAAATGTATTGTTTTGTTATGTGTAGAAATATATTACAAGACTTCAAAAAATAATCAATATTAAGCATTTTTGTGGTCATTCATAGAATTATTTTTATATTTTCATTTAGTTACATAGTATTTAATATTTATTTATAAACACTTTAGTGAATATGCTAGGGTTTGCCGAAAACTGCGGCCAGGATATTTGTTCATAATTATTTTTTAATAATTCTATGGCTTTTGGATTTGGATTTACTGATAAAAATAACCAATCTATTTTGTTTTTATTTTCTTCTGCCGTTAATAATTCGATGGCATTTGGGTTCATTGATATATAGGGCCAATATATTTTATTAGATTGACCTAAACTATCTAATTGTCCTTGAGTCATTTTATTTTCTTTCTTAATTTTTTTTTTTAATAATTCTATCGCATTTGGATTTTTCGATAAAAGTTGCCAGGATATTTTATTAGATTCATCTAATCTATTTAATTGTTCTTGAGTCATTTTATTTTCTTTATTAATTTTTTTTTCTAATAATTTTATTGCTTTTGGGTGTGGATTTTCTGATAAATATTTCCAATCTATTATGTCATATTTTATTAATAATCCTACTGCTTTTGGATTTGACGATAACATATTTCGAGATATTGTTTTAGAATAATCTAAATTGTTAAATTCTTCTATATCCATTTCATTCTCTTCAATAATTTTTTTTTCTAATAATTTAATAGCGTTTGGATTTTCAGATAAACCTTTCCAATCAATTTTCCAATCAATTTTATTTTTATACTTTTTTATTAATTTTATAGCTTTTGGATTTTTTGATAACTCAAACCAATCTATTTTTTTTGAAGAATGTAAATTATACAATTCATTATATCCTAAACTATTTTCTTCTATAATTTTATTTTCTAATAATTCAATAGCATTTGGATTTCCAGATAATATTTTCCAATCTATTTTATTTGTATTTTTTTTTAATATTTCAATTGCATTTGGGTTCATTGATATATAGGGCCAATATAATTTAGTTTCATTATTTTTTAATAAATCTATGGCATTAGGATTTTTTGACAAAGTGTCAAAAATTAAATTTTCTTTTAGTATCCAATCTTTTAATACATATTTTATTTCTTTAAAAATATTTTTGTATTTTTCTATTATATGTAATCGTAAATCACTTGGCAAATCATTAATAGTCATATTAGGCTTCATTTTAGGCTTCATTTTATCTCTGATATCTTTTGGAGATAATTTGATATTTTCAATGAAAACATTGATATATTTGCAGAACTTTTTAAGTTGTTTCACGTCGCATTCTAATGTTTCTGCCATCATCTTAATCTCATCATCGTTACCACACATTACTTTATAATCATTTATAGTTAGATTATATAAATATTTCTGTATATTTGCAATAACAACAGTATCTGGTCTCGAAGAACTACTTGATTGTGAGTTTTTAACTATTTTATCTTGAAGAGTTTCAGTATCTATATTTAATATATTATGTAATTCATTGTCTTTTATGGCAGAACTAGAAGACATAGAAGACATAGAAGACATAGAAGACATAGAAGACAAGGAAGACATGGAAGACAAGGAAGATTTGGAAGACTTAGAAGACTTAGAAGACTTAGAAGACATTGTATTTTTGTGTTCTTTTCTATTTAATGTTTTAGAATAAATATTAGCACTATATGTGTTTCTAAAAAATATAGGGATACTTCAAGCAATAATTCAACTATACGCGAGTTTAGCGATGATTCTTTATATTTGCCAATGACTTATCATATTATATATAGGGGGCTCAAGAATTGCTTATGAATTAAACACAAGTAGTTATACATTTATTTAGATCATCTTCAAAAAATTATTTTAGAATTTGAACATTAAAATTTTGAGTACATAACTTTTTTTATTTAGGAATTTATAAAAAACTTTTGAAATATTTGAAAATAAAAAGTTATGTACTCAAATTCTAAAATCAAAATAATGTAATTAACTACTATAAAATATAAAAATTGATTGTCGAGTATTTATAATTAATTACTCAATTACAAATGTCCGTAACTACTACCGATGCTGTTTCCAAAATTAGCACTTACATTCCTATTTCCTATATTACCGCCGAAAATACAATTAATGAGACAAATGTGAATTTTAATATTACTTTTGGTAAAGGAAAAGATAGTCTTGTATATACTAATGAATGGGATCTAAAAGAATTTACCAAGAAGTATGAAGTAGAGACTATTGAGAATGAAGAAACTAAATGTTATTATGTTATAGCAGATGAAGGACCGTTTGTAATAAAGATACATAATCTTAATATTGATAGTGAATATAATAATAACAACGATTATGCTCTCGGTTTTGCTTTAGATTTTGAAGAACCGGAATATTTTGATGAAGACAACTATACGCCGTTTAATATTGATAGAGACGGTATCATGTGGTCTATTCCTGTTGATAAAAATGAAAAAAATAATGTATTTTATCAAAATGCAAAGGCAAAATATCAATGGACGGCATCGCGTAGTAAGAATATGGGTGAAGAACTTACAGAAGATGAGAAAAAACTTGGAATTGAAAAGACATCGGAAACTGTAGGTTTAATTTATTTAAGCATTATGATTCTTAGCAAAGAGAAGCAAGTTGTTCAAGAACGCGAAATTACTCGCAGTTCTAATACAAGGAGCGGAGGTGTTACTCGTGGTATTTCTAATAGTGTTGCCGCAAGAGTAGGATATGGACATAGTGCTACATCATCGTCTGTTGCGAGTACGTTTAAGCATTCTAAAAATACTAAAAGACTTGTAATTCCTATTCGCTTTAGGATTTCGAAAGATTCTGATGTTACCGATATGAATTGTTCGAAGACTCTTGATGGTGCTAAAGTTAATATGGAAAGGAAAAAAATAACAATTGCTCCGTTTCTTCCTTAAATATTACCAAATACTCTTTATGTTATAGTCTTATAATAGTATCTTAAAAATCTTAAAAATTAAATGCTGTATATTTTTTATATTATTTGCTTTCATTTTTCTTAATTATATTATATATTATCAATAGATATTAAGATAATAGCCATACATCCTAACATAATTCCTAAAATACTTTGATATGATATTTTTACATTTTTTTCGTAGTATATTGCGAATAGTAATATGAATATAATTTCAAGAGCGACGAATACTCTAAAATATGCTGGGTTAGGACACGTTTTTATAATGTAATATCCCAAGAGTATAACTAGAAATAATATGAAAGAATATATATAATATTTTGGTTTAACAATTTCTGTCTTTAGATAATAAAATTTATAAAAAGAGAATATATAGAGTAAACTTAAAATACCTACTATGACATTCGCTATAATTGGGAAAATATCGCTTGGGGTTTCGTCGTATCTCAAAAACAATATTAAACCTGCTACTATTACACTGTGAATGACAGAAAGTATTATCCATTCCATAATTTAATCCTATTTATTATGTATATAAAAATAGAATATCGCAAAGTTTAATAGATATAATATTTCATATAAAAATATAGCATCGTCTTTATTTACTATAAGTAATAACAATAATAGCGCTTGCGTATATAATAGCACAAATAATATATAACAGTTTTGATTACATTCTCTATAGCAGTGTCTTATCATAAATAATAGTATTGATATAAAAGCGATAGACGCGAAAATATATTAGTATATATATTGATACCAATAAAATGCTTATTATTATGAGCGAATATATATCATCTTTTTTGTATTCATAGAGTATCGTCGTAATACCCATAAGAATCATGAAAAATAATATAATATATTTAGAATCGTTATTGGATATTATATTAGATACACTGGGATTATTGTCATAATATATATACACATAAATTATTGGAAATAGATAAAATTGAATATAAAAATTGATTTAAGATTTATGAAGATAATTATATAAAGAACTTATGTCAATCGCTAATAAAATCAGTATTAAGGATAAGTTGGATATTACTTATAATATCTTGAATATCTTTATGAAAAACAATAAGACCATTGTAAATAAAAATAGAATTAATAAAAATAAGGGTTTTGATGAAGTAATTCGTAAAAATACTCGCAGTCCGCAATTCTTTTGTACCAATTTCTGCGGAGGTAACATCAATGATTGTACATGCCTTCACAGGTCTCATTAAATTCGAATAAATTCGAATAAATTAAATATTCAAAATAATTAAATATTCAACTTTTTATGAACTGTTTCTATAGCGCCTTCAACCCACGCTTGACGCTCGCTATATGTTTCTCCTAATATATAGATATCTTTGGGGATAAATATATCGTCTATTTTATATTGTATATTTTTTGTATTTACTCCGACATTCCACATATGATCACCAGATTCCCAAAAATGCATAGTAATCCATTCAGGTTCTTTAATATTTTTTTCAGGAAACATTTCATTTAATATTTTTGTTAAATATTTTTTGACATCTTTTTCAGTATTAAAAGCGTTCCAGAAATCGGCATTATATCTATCACTATAACTGATTTGTATTAAACCGCTATTATAATCTATAGGAATAATAAACTGTAGTTTGTTTTGCGTAAGTATCTTTGGCATATCCTTAAACCAGACATCTTTATATTGTGCAAATATTCTTAATAAATGTCCATCACTAACAGTATTAAATAGATAATCGTATTTTTTAAAATAATTTATTTTCATATAATCGCTTCTTTTAAGGGTTAAATATAATTTCGAATAGTTATAGATATTACCATTAACTCTAATAGTTTTATCATCATCTTTTACATCTTCTAAAATTGATGAAAAATTAACAGAAACACCTGCATCTACTATATATTTATACAATACATCACATAATATTTGTATTCCGTCGCGCAATACAAAAAAATCATTGTTACTAATATCAAAATCTTTTCTTAATGTTAGAAGCCCATTATAAGAATTCATGTCATACATCTCACCTTGATATCCTAATGATATTTTGAGCAACTCTACTTCATTAGCATTTAATATTAAAGAAAAATAGTTATGTAAATTATATAGATTGGGGTCATATTTATTGCCATTTAATTTTTTTTCAATAGCATATTTCCATAATTCTTTTAGGCTTTTAAATGTAGATTTATAGTGTTTTAATAATTGCTCTTCATTCATTAAGCGACCTTCTATAAAATAATTAGTATTTTTGCCAATATTTATTATTTGGTCTTTAAGTTTAAAATCCTTTATTAGTTTCATAACATATTTATGTTTCTTTCCTAATCTCCCTGCCCCAACTGAATATCTAAACCCTTTATGTTCATTTGTATAAATACGACCACCAATTCTTTTTGAACCTTCAAATATAACTATATCCTCTGATGGTACCCCATTTAATAATAAATTATACGCTAAATATAATCCTGTAATACCTGCTCCAATTATAGTATGCTTCATTCTTTGTATTATTATATTATTATTATTATATTATTATATTATTGTATTATAATTAAAAATGATTTAATTCAATAATCTATGTGTGTTTCTATAACAATCCTTATTATGTCTTGGAAACCAAATAATAATCATTTTTTGATTTTAGAATTTGAGTACATAACTTTTTATTTTCAATTATTTCAAAAGTTTTTTAGAAATTTCTAAATAAATAAAGTTATGTACTCAAATTTTATTTTAGATTTTTAGAAATATTCTGGTTTAACTATCGCGAATATAGTAGACATACTATGTTTTTTCGCATTTTTCTCTCATATTCTTCAGTAATTTCTCGAACTTTGGTTTCGCGGATATCATCATATTCATATGTCTTACCATTCCTTTTTAATAGCGCGGTATAATGCCCCGATTCTACAGTATCCCCCTTGTGTAATATAATAGACCTCAATTTTAACTCTTTTTTATCTCCTTCTATTTTTATAGTATTAGGATAAATAATTTTAGTAGTTAATTTATTATCATCTCCTATATTTCTATATATTTCTACTAGCAGTACTCCATTTGTCTTCAATATATTATACTTCTTTTCATAGTGTGTTACAAGTTGTCCCTTCGAATTTTTAAAATAATTCTTCTTATCAAAATCATATATATCAACGCGATATGGTATTATTGAAGATATATCGAATTTGCTTTTACCCATTAAATATAAAGATGATACGTCATATATCATATTTCTCTTATACTTATTATTTCCATCCATAACATTTACATTGTTTTTAAAATCAAATATCTTATCTAAATATGTTATTAATTCAAATACGTCTATTTGTTGAGTAATCCAATTTTCCCTATTATTAAAGAAAATCTTATTGTTTTCATTAATCATTACAAGTTCTCTATAATATTTTTCTAAATATTTTCTTATCATATTACATTGTTTATTTTCTATATCATCATTATTATTAATATATTTATATATATAATATAATTCTTCTTGAATTCGCGAAGCATATTTATGTTCGAGTTTATTTTTAAAAAACATATTATATATTACTCTATTCTTAAAATGAAATAATGCGACCAATAAACTATCTATATAGCAACTATTATTTTCATTGCTAATATTAAGTTGATTTTTATCTTTCATTATTTTTTTACCAATTGTCCCCTTAATATTTACACACCTATTCGTCTTCGGATTTAATATTTTATCTTTTGGGCATTCTTTCATTTTTATAATTATCTATTATTATTAAATATATAAATAGTATTTGCTATATAATTATACGATAACAAGATGTTTTATAAAAATGAAGAAGGTTATATTAATCTATTAAAAGATACTTTGAACGGCGAATATAAAAATACAAGGAATGGTAATGTATTTTCACAGTTTGGGTGTATGATTAAGTTTGATAATATTTCATCATCATTTCCATTGATTACTACTAAAAAAGTATTTTTTAGAGGCATCGTAGAAGAATTATTGTGGTTTCTCAAAGGTTCTACTGATGCCAATGAACTAAAAGATAAAAATGTTAATATTTGGAATGGTAATTCGTCGCGCAAATATTTAGATAGCGTCGGTCTAATAGATTTTGAAGAAGGTGAATTGGGTCCCGTGTATGGTTGGCAGTGGCGCATGTTTGGTAAAAAATATATATCTAAAAAATCTAGAGAGTCAAGAGAGTCTAGAGAAGAAAATAATATCGCGGTTGATCAGATTAAATATGTTATTACAGAATTACTTAAAGAAAATAGTCGTCGTGCGGTGTTATCTGCGTGGAATCCTGTAGATTTAAATATTATGGCTCTGCCCCCATGTCATATTCTCTATATCTTTAATAAATCTAAAGATGGTCTATGTTGTCATCTTACTATGAGAAGTTCTGATTTATTCTTGGGTCTTCCTTTTAACATCGCAAGTACTGCTCTATTGACGCAAATACTTGCTCACGTATTACATCTGAACTCTTCGGAAGTATGCTTATCTTTGTGCGACGCTCATATCTATGAGGAACACGTAGAACAGGTAAAAAAACAAGTAGATTTAGAAATATACGAGAGTCCGCGTGTTATAATTGAAAAGGCCGCGCCTGCAATTGAAACGTCTTTGGATGACAAAATAAAATGGATAGAATCTCTGAAATATAGCGATTTCACCCTAATAAATTACAAATCATATGACAAACTCCCAGCAATTATGAAGTAAGCATATTTAAAAATTGATTATTATAATACATCTATATAATAAATGTTAGAATATATTTATATTCAACAAAATAATGATTGGGATTATGAGAAAAAATATAAGTTTGGATACACATCTAATCCATTACAAAGAATCAAAAATAGCCACGAACAGCATTCTCATAAATCTAAATATATAGCATTATATGTAATAGATAAAACAGATAAATATTCTCTACAATATAAAGAATATGATAAGATAATTTATCAATCACATTTAAAACTTTTGAAATCTAAATATAATAATGATTTTCCCAATTTACAAAATATTAATAAATATATAGTAAATAATGGAGGTTCGCGAGAGTTTATATTTCAAGATGGGCTAGACATATTTAACAAAATATTATTGGAAGAGTTTCCTATATTAGGTTTAAATGTAAAAAACATAGATATTGAGAGCATAAATATAGAGATATCTCTATTTTACAAAAATATTAGACAAATTTACAATGATGATATCACAGATATTGAGGATACAACAGATATCGTAGAAATTGTAGATACTTATGAATATAATAGGGATGCGATTAATAAAATTAATATTGTAGGAGTTAATAAATTGCGCCCATACCAAGAAGATATTATTAATAGAATGTACAAAGAGTTAATTAAAAACAATAGATGTTATTTGGTTTTACCAACTGGTGGCGGAAAAACAATCATAGTATATAATTTATTTAATATGTTAAAACCAAAGATAATATTAATATTTTCACCGCGATTTATTATAAATAAACAGAATATTTCCAATAAATATTTAAATATACTTAATATTAAATATAAATTAGCAACAGACATATCGGATAATATAACAGAACATAAAATTATTGTATCATGTATTCAATCCTTAAATAAGATATGTGAAAATATTAAAAAGTATCAAATTAAAGATATTGTTGTATGGTTTGACGAAGCACATTGGTCTCTTGAAAATTGGATATATAACAATGATATCGAAAACAATAGATGTTTTATATTAAATGATAATATTCACATATCAAAACGCATATTTTCTTCCGCGTCACCTAATATGAATTGTATTACTGAACACAATAAAATATTTGGTAATATCATATCTAATATAACATGTAGTGAATTAATAAATGAAAATTATTTAAGTAATATTAAACCCTACATATTTAATACTAATAAAAATAGCCCCGATATACTTCAATATTATTTGAAAGGTTTTATGGAACATAATAAAAAATATGGTTTTAGTTTTCATCATTCGCAAGAAAATGCTAAAAGTTTATTTAAACTTCATTATAAATTTTATAAAGAAAAAAAAACAAATATTAAACCATTCTTATTGATATCGCAAAACTTTAAAGATGACTCTATAATTTTAGAATATAGTTACGAAAATGTTAATACATTTGAGAATACTGAATATAGTATCGCTTATGTTGTCGATCAATATAGTATGGGGTATGATTTTGAAAAGATTGATATAGTTTATATGAGTGATCCCAAAAGGTCTTACAAAGATATTATTCAATCTATTGGAAGAGGTATGAGACCAGATAAAAAAGGAGAAGATGGGAAAAATTTAAATAAAATATTACACTGTTATATGCCCGTTTATATAGAAACTTGTGATAAAGAAACTGATTATAAAAACATAGTTGATGTTTTGAGATATCTAATATATAATGTAGGATTATCATATGCTGATATTAAATTTATTAATAAGTCGGTGGATACAAGAGATAATGCAAAAGATTGCGACGGATATAGTGTTGTTAAAAAATACGATGGTTGTGAAGATATTAGTGCTATTTTATTAGAACTTTTAAAACAAGATTATAGAGATAAGTGGAATACAAATAAGATTACAAAGCACTTAAATAAGTATAATATTCATTCTACAATAGATTATGATAAATATAGATGCGATAATGAACATCTTGACCTACCGTCAATAGATAGATTATTTAAAGATTTAAAAGATTTTACGTGGTATAATACATATTCAAAAGAATCTTGCCCTTATTACAATCGGCAAGAGTGTATAAATGTTATTAAGCAGATTAATGATAACAACTATCATATTTTATGTGATATGTACGATGATGAAGAAAAAATAAAATATATAAATAATATTGATAATAAAATACCTAATACTAATTTATGGAGATTTTACGGCGGAGCAATTACAGACTTCGCCATTAGTTATTAAATAGACTGATTGCTATCTTCTTCAACATTTCAATATGTTGATTCTCTTGTTCTATCTTATCTAGAAAATATTTTTTATGCTCTTCTGCGATATTCTCATATATTCCAATAATCTCTTCCTGTCTTTCAAGAGAAGGGATTGGGATTTTAATTGATTTTAAATTTGTTTTTGAAATTACTTTTTGTGCTGGTCCTTTATACAAATTTGTTAAATATTCCTTATTATGTGAAAGTAAATAATATGTGTATTTAGTAATAATGTCTTCTTGTTTTGATTTTAACGAAAAGCCATTATCTGTCAAATAATATGGTTTATCAATATAATTAATATTAATATCACCGACACGTGTTAATGTAAAATCATTACCTTCTCTATTTGCTTGATTGTGTTTTCCAATAATTTTTCCACCACCAATAACATCATATATACCATCAACCATTTCTATTTTAGTCAATGTATTTCCTTGATTTATCTCACAAACCTCTCCAAGAGTTTTAATTTCACTCTCTTTAAATATATCGTTCAATTGTTTTAGATAAAATTTTTTCTTAAATAATTCCCCTTCATATTTTAACTGCTTTACTCTCAATTTTATCGTATCAATACTATTACTAATTTCATCCATATCTTTTATAATCTCTTCCTGTCTTTCAAGTGATGGGATTGGGATTTTAATTTCCATTAATTCTTTCATATCAATATTTCCATTATTAGTGCAATATTTTGCTAATCCTTGTATTTTATTTTGAATTGATTTTAGATAATAAGATAAATATTTAAAGTTATTATTTGTTTTAGGTAATAATTGAAATACTGCTATATTTGCGGCACATTTACCATTAACTTCAAACACTTTCCCTATACCATAATTCTCACTAATTGGTTTAGATGAACTCCCGCCTGATTTAATGATAAGTAAATATTCTTTACCATCAAAATCAAATGTATTATGCGTTCCACTTGGATTATTACAAGATGCTTTGTAAAATGGGTATTCTCCTGTATTTGTAATATCTTTTGAATTTGTTTTACCATTACCATTTAATTTAAATAATTCACCGAGAGTTTTTACTATTACATCTTCGCCGTATTGGATTTGCTCTGTTTTTGTATAACTTGATATTTTAAAATTGTAATTATTATTCTTAATATTTTTGATAGGAACAATCATATTACTTTTAATACTTTCGCATTCTTTTGTAGTGATTTCCATAAATTCGATATTTTTGGTAGACCCTTCTTTTTTAAATATTATAACGGCAGTTTCAATACTGGTATGAGAAAATGTTTTTGTCGGAACATAAATGATTTTTAATATATTTACAGATTCACACATATATTTCCTTAATTTTATAAATGATTTACTATCAAATAACTCTCCGTACGGAAGAATAATCGCGCATACTCCTCCTTCGTTCAACATATATATACAATGTTGAATAAATAAACTTGTACCATTATTATCAGAAATAGGATATATATCTTCAAATCTAGTAGTATCGTCTTTTTTAAAGTAATCAAATCTTTTTTGCAAAGCTTTATAATTCATACTAGTTCCAAATGGTGGATTCGTAAATATAATATCAAATTTATTTGTAATCAAATAAGGGTTTTCGCATAAACTATCACATTTAATTATATTACTATTAAAGTTATTTGTTGTTAGAAATATAGAACATTCTCCAAACTTAATAGTGTCTTTTTCTACTTCGCATCCATATATATTATTTGGAATAATGTTTCCATTACTATATGCGCGCGTAAGTAATCCCCCGGTTCCCATACAACAATCATATATCGTGGGATTTTCATAACTCTTGATAATATCATTAAATCCACAACCGTGAAATATAATATTAATTAAATGTCTGGGTGAGAAAAACTGCCCCAATTCTTTAGAACCCTTACCTCCTCCATATTCGCGAAATGCTTCGTGGACATCTCCGTAAGATGTAGAGAACGCATCTACAAAATCTTCATTAATCTCTATTTTACAAATAACATCAATAAGTTTCATAAATGAAGCTTCATCATTAAAACTGAATCTACTATCTTCTTCGTTATATATAGAATTTTTGAATATTTTAATAGCAAAACTCATAATAAACATTCTCCACTCGTTCAATGGATTATCGGTTTTAAGAAACTCTTTTATATTTTTACAATATCCCATATATTTATCATATCTTTCTTGAGACATTTCACCATCATTAAGAAACTTTTTACATATTTTAAATAATTCACTATTTTCGTCGGCAAATTGAGATTTAAATATATGAATAGTTAAAATCTTCATAATATCATTTTGCGCTTTTACACCTACAATAGCATTACCATACAATATATTATGACACATTTTAATAACTTGCTGTAAGTTATCTTTAATATTCTTATACTTATCATCAATTACAGCATTTTTTTTGCTTATAGTCCATATAATTTCATTAACTATTACATTTAATTTTTCATCATAAACATCATCTTCATCTTGCGATACTATAATCTCATTAATATCACCTAATGCTTCTCTCATAGTATTTTCGTATTTTCTAATATTTTTAATAAGTGTTTTCTCTATATATACTTTATTCCGCTTACTCATATACGGAATATTAATACTTTTACAATGCTCAATTAACTCTTCGAGAGTATAATTTTTATAATCAGCCATATTGATATTATTATATTAAATCAAATAATCAATTTTTATATTTGACGCTCCGCCTTCCATTTTTTAAATTTATCACTAAATGTACAGGCGAACTTGAGAACCGTCATGGCATTCTTATCTCTAAAAGCAGTTCTCAATATTTTACTATCATTCATGGTTTGTACTAGAGCGATACCAATAGATTTATCATTCACGTTTTCTGTCTCATAGATATTATATATATCAGGTTCAAGAGTTTTCATCAAGAACAATATTTTTTCGTTATCATTACAAGTATTCGCGTGTGTTTCTTTAGTATCTACAATATCTACTTCTTTTACCTTATCCAGTATATTTAGAGAATTCGCGGGATTCACGGGATTCACGGGTTTAATTTCATTATTATTTTCATTAATAATTTCTATATTATGATTTTCAATAGTTTTAAATTCAGTAATATCCTTCGTTTTTCTTACTACATCTATAACATTAGTTTCATCATAATTATAAAGTTTAGGTTTATATTTTAAGTCATATGGCCATATATATATGCCTCTACAAGTATAATTGAGATTTTTAGCAAGTTTATGTAATTCTTCAATAGATTCTTTATACATATTGAAATAACATTTTACTTTAAAGTTACATACATCTATAGTACTATCTGGTGTGTATTGAGTTTCTAGCAGATTATAAATAATATTGAGTCTTTCTGGTAGAGTTTTATTATTAAGATATTTACCTTCATAGCAAATTATATCATTAATTAAAAATGTCCATGTATTATCTTTACATTTAACCATTTCACCATCAATAAGAGTATTTTTAAATAATTTTTTATCAAAAAGTCCTCTGCCAAAGATAATGCGCGGTCTTTGATATCCTGGATGTATCTTTTTATCTATATAATACATAGTTTCAATATCATTATATAGGGTAAAATAAAGATAGTATCTATTACCATTTGAACGCAAATTCATAAGATGATTAGTAGTTACTACGTTAACATTACTATTATCTAGATTATGATGATGTCTCTGTAATATCTTAATTTTATACAATGTGCTCAAATCACTCAATATATCATCTTTGTGGTCATTACTCTTAATATTTAAAGCAATTCTGTTAGAAAAACTAATTATTCCTTGCATCTGTTTTAAATATTAATATTGATATATTTATATATCATTTTTTGTCATATATATTTTTTTTATATGTATCTATATTATAGAATTATTAGAAAATGTTAGTATATGATCCTATTAATTTAGATAATATACCTATTAATGATTATCTTAATAATGATGCAAATAATATAGTTATCATTTTAAATAATAAAGCATATGGTATTAACAAGGCATTACTTATGTTTAATAATGAAATGAAAAGATGTATTATATCAAATAATGCTTTGCTTAAGAAGGCAACATATTATAACCCAGAAATCTTCTATAATATAGGATATTTTATTGGGAAAAAAGTTATTGTTAATCTTAAAAAATTAAACAAAGTATTGAAAAAAAACCGAATTATGGAGTTAACTTCAAAAACTACTGGCGATACTTATATAAATAAGGAGTTGTTAGAATTATCAACAATAGGCATAATTAAAATGTCTAAAAATTCAATAGGAAAGGTTAACTTTAAACATGCATACGAAGACGTATATTTTGATGAATTAATGTCATTTATGTTGCATCAATATAGTTTGACAATGTACAATTATATAAATAAAAATTTATTAAATCCCGAATTATATAATAATTATAATGTAGTAAGCGATGATATAAAATCAATGTTCTATCATAAAAAGGTCTTTAATAATATACAATTTAAAAATTATATAGATAAAATTATTACTAAAATAGATAAGGGTTTTATTGAAGCAGCACCGCGATATGAAAAAAAATATATTCATAAAGTGTTTTATAGAGGAATGAAGGAAAAATATATTAATACAAATGGTAATGAATTTGAAAATATTGGTGATATGACAATAATTAAGAATTATACATCTATTTCTTCCACATATAATGTTGCTAAATCTTTCGCTCTGCCTGGTGCAAAAGCCTTTATTTATAAAATATATTTAGAAGAAGGATTGCCTTTTATAAATATGGTATCAACAACCGCATTTAAACATGAAAAGGAATATTTATTACCGCGTAATATAATTTTTGAACTTATAAGTAAAAAAGGAAACGAATATACTGTGATAGCAAAACCCTTTAAAAAAGACCAATTTACTATCAAAACAGGTTGTTTTGAATTAGACCTTTATGATATCGCACCTATAAAACTACCTGCTACATTATCTTCTATAAAATCTAAATCTTCTTCTAAAATAAAATCAAAAGCAGATTCGGGAAAAAGCAAAAATAATATTATATCTGTTAAATTAAAGAGATGCCCTAAAGGAATGGTACGAAATAAAATAACAAAGGAATGTGTTTATAAACAGATTGGTAAGACGATTAAAAAGCCTAATTCTAAATTAAAACGTTGTCCTAAAGGAACGCGACGTAATCTCAAAACATTACAATGCGAAACTAAACTTACTAAACTTACTAAACTTACTAAACTTTAAGTAATTTTATAGTAAAAATATAAATATTTACTACTATATTAGAATTACTGTAACATAAAAATATAACAATACAATATATTTCTTTTTATCATATTGTTTTACTTTATATACACAATATTGTAAATAATAATAATATATAAAACTATATAATTATATTTTACTAATAACATATAATATTATGTTTGATAATCTTCTATATATTTTCTCAAAAGATACGATTGATGTCTCAAAGAGCATAAGAAACATTGATAATAATTATTATGTCAGAGAAGTAGATAAGTTAAATAATGTGTTACTTCAAAAAAACAGTGAACTGCAACTTTTACAAAGCAAATATAACAAACTACTCAATCATTGTATAAATAACGAATTGGTATCTAAATTAAATAATAAAAAACGCACAGAATCAATAATTATCCAAGATATCCAAGATATCCAAGATTCTGCAAAAGCAATCGATGATTCTCTGAATTCTGACAGCAAAACTCAATATGATAAAAAAGATAAGGTATACATCTATGAAAATAATAGAGATATAAGTGATAATGATGAATATGAAAAAGTATAGATATAAAACTATATCATCATAATATTATATGTATGAACTTTATATTTTAAATGAATTATATGATGAATGGTTTAGCAATAGGGATTATTGGTTTTCTAAAAATAGTAAGATAGATGTATATTTATGCGATAAGTACTATAAATACATAGAAAGCACAAGTTATATTTATGAAAGTTATAAAAAAAATCCTCTTTTCTTTGATAATAAAACAATAATTGCGTATATTATATTATTAGATCAAATTTCAAGACATTTTAAGAGAGTTTATGATACTAATATAGATATCGTCGAGTTTTCCAGAAAAGCAGTAAATTTTTCTAACATATTATTATATAATAATAAACAAGATATATTTACTATAGACGAATTGAGTTTTATATATTTGCCATATAGGCATTTGAAGGATATTGACAAAATATATGAAATAATCAGTATATATATTGAATTATATGAAAAGGCTAATACTGAAGATAAATTGAAGTGTCGAAGATATCTTCAAGCAACTCTTAATAATATTTACAAAGATATCAATCTATTATCTATGAAAATAAATAAGAGGGTAAAATCGTGGGAATATATAAATAAGGATATATTAGACCCAAGATGTCTTGAAGATAATAAAATAGTTTCTGTTGTAAGTCCGATTATTCACGAGAATATGCGGAATGAAATAGAGAAACTCAAGGATGGTTCTACAATTATCGTGTCATTATCTGGCGGAGTTGATAGTATGGTAGCCTTGTATTTATGTAAGTATATCAAAGATACTTATAATTCTAATAAAATTAAGAATATAATTGCCATTCATATAAACTATAATAATCGCACGCATTCAGGGGATGAATTGGATTTCGTAAATTATTACTGTAATAAATTGGGCATCAAATTATATTTAAGAACTATCAAAGAAATCTCTCGCAACAATTGTTTACACAACGGATTACGCGATTTATACGAGGATATTACGAAAAATATAAGATATGATATGTATCGCTTGAATATAAAGAATGATAGAACATATATTTTACTAGGGCATAACAAAGATGACTGTTTTGAAAATGTCATAACTAATATTTCAAATAAAAGCAATTACAACAATCTTTGCGGAATGGAGGTACTTAAAGAGATTGAAGGAATGATGTTTTGGCGACCATTATTGAGTATAGAAAAGCGACATATTCTTGATTGTGCTAATATCAATAAGATACATTATCTATATGATAGTACTCCGACGTGGTCTGTGCGTGGAAAAATTAGAGATACTGTAAGACCTTCATTATTACTTCTCAAAAATAATGAAGGAATAGAGGACAATTCTACAATAGATTCTTTCTTTTATTTGAGAGATTATATATCAAATACACAGGATATTTTCAATGAACTAATCATAAAAAATTTGATATCTAAAATAAAATATATGGATGCCGAAAATAGTCGCAAATATATTACGGAATATAGCAAAACAGAAATGCTATCACTCAAATATATAGTAATTGCCAAAATATTCTTTAGCAAGTTAAATATTAGATATTCTCATAAGGCTATCAAAGACTTCTGTGAATACATCGGAACATTTGACACCCTAAGTAAGACTCAACAAGGACGCAAGTTTATACTAAGCAAATCTTGCATAATAGATATAAAAATAAATAGCAAAAATAATTATAATATTATAATAACATAATCTAATAAAATTTATACTATAAAAATATAATATTGTAATAACATTAAAATATATGATAGGATATTATTTTATTGAAAATAAATATAAGTATGTTAGGGAATGTGAAATGTCTGGTATATATAAAGCAACGCGGAAGATGGAATCTATGAAAACTGAAGATAATGAAAAATTGTTACATAATAAAAAAAATAAGACATTACAAAACACTGGTAATATATCTATGATATATAAAAAAATATTAAATTATATATTTTTATAATATTTAATAAATATTATTGCCTTTATTACAGTTATTACTTTAACTTCTATTTGTAAATATATTGGCATATAGCGGTATTTTTCTTTCAAAAGGATAATATAAGGAACGAAAAGAACTTTTTATAGCATCTATTATACCTAATCTATCATTTTTAATTTCAAATAGTTTATATTTGTAAATATTATCATACCCTGTATAATCTGTATAATATGTTTGATAACTATTATTTATAGGATAAAGAGGATATATAGGATAAATATATGATGTTGAAAATGATGTACTCGAAGAAGCAATATTAAAATTAGAAAAAGCAATTGATACAGATAGCAATGATAACATTATATATCTAAACATTTATGAGATTATTTATATATATACTTATATTTTTATATGTTTTATCTTTCGGATAATTTAAGAGGTTTATTATCTTTCAACATACATATAGGTACATTTGCTATAGGCAAATCTGTTTTTTGAAGTTTCACACTGTAATCATATATTTCATTATAGTTGTTTTTAGGATCAATATTATCCGCGATATCATCTACATATACTTTCTCTAAATCATTATGAAAAGTATTATTTTTTATGAAAGGCCTGATTATTTCTACTTCAAAATTATCATTCTCTTTTTTTAAATCATTTCTTTGTTCATCATTATATAATAATATAGTATTTTTATTTACATAATCTATGTCATTTTTATTTTCCATTTTTTTATAATCTTCATTATATAAGTTAACCAGTTTAGGAGGGGGTGGATTGTTAATAACATTTTTTAATTTGTCATCATTTTTATTATCATTATGAATGTTATTATATATTTCATCATTTTTATTATCAGGTATTAAAATTATTTGATGATTATTAGTTAAATAATAATTAATATAATATATAATTGAGAATATTAATATTGTTACTAAAAATAGCCAAAGTATAGCTTCAAAAGAATTGTCTTCATCTTCCATCTTATTACTATATTACTACTATATTACATTAATATTTTTAACTAATTACTCATCATCATTAATGAACATTAATTTCTTTTTAGGTCTCCCTTTAATATCATCGCCGCCGCTACCGTCATTGTCTTTAAATGCTTCGCTATCATCATTATCTATTTCTATTTTTTCATTATCTTGATAATAGGATATTTTGTATTTATTATTATTGTAGAATCTCAAGCGGGCTCCTGTTTTTCTATGGAATACCGAGAACTCGTCGGAAATATCAATACATAGCGGGATATATTTTCTATCTTCAGGGCGTTCTCTCAGAATACGCCCGATAGATTGTTGAATATCTGAAATAGGAGATGCGAATATTACAGTATTTAGAGTTGGTACATTGAAGCCCTCCGAAGCCAATTGAAAAGTAGCAAGAATAATTTGTTTCCCCGATGATACATTTAACTGCTCTTGTTTCATTCCGCCGACATAATATCCATAGTCCTTATTGGCTATATTTTTCTCTACAATGTAATCTTCGATGGATTTTAATTGATTCCTTCTTTCGCTCAATATAAGTACCCTTCTATCAGGTTCATTTTTCAGTATTTCTATTAAAATTGTGATAATATATTCGGTTCGCGGTTTATAAGAGCATATATTATTAATCATTGCTGCAATATTCTCCTTACCATTCCACATTTTCTTGATAGCCGAATATTCTATATCAGGAACATAGTATTTGTGTATATTGACAATAACATCCGTATATTCCTTATTTTTAATAGAATATACAGAACCGCCTATATAATATTCAAATACTTTACGCATTCCATCTTTGCGATTTAGTGTGGCAGATAATCCAAGAATTATAGGAGTATTTAGATTCTTAAACGCTCTACAAAAAACCTGTGCGCCTGTATGATGTACTTCGTCTATGATTACAAAACCGATATCCTCGAATATCTTACTATCATAATCTCTCATAGCAAGTGATTGTAGGGATGCTATAATAAAATCCTTATTCTCAACATCTACCTTATTCTGCTTAATGATTCCAATTGATGCCGCAGGTGCAAACTCTCTGACAGTTTCGATAAATTGCTGATTCAAGAAATCTTTGTGACTAATAAACATCGTTTTTTTCTTCAAAGCACATGCTATATATAAACTCATAATTGTCTTTCCAAAACCACAAGGGACTGAAATAATACCCCCCATTTTGCTAGGATTTCTTGCTGCTTCTAAAAAGTTATTAACAGGTTCCATTTGCGATTCTCTTAATTTTCCTACAAAACCTACAGATATATCAGCACCTCCTGATACTTTTAATACTTTTGGAACACCATAATTAACTAAACCATAATATCTTGGTATATAGATTCTTTTATCAGTTTCTCTATACAATTCAAAAACAACTTCTTCAGCATCTTTGTTATTCCCCATATCAAAATTAACTTTCGGCTTCATCGTCAGCTCCTTTTTAATTTTTTCAATTTCTTCGGGTTTCAAAGATATTTTTGATATACTATATCCATTAGTTGATAACATTATTATAATACATATAATAATATATATCATTTTTTTATATGAATTATAATAGGAATATAACAATAAATGTATATCAACACATTTAGATTATTAGCATTCATTGTATTGTTTGCTATTATTATTATTGTTGAAATACCTTTTAAAAAATTATTTAAAGACCCTACAATACAGTTATATATTGCTGTTTTATGTATAGCAATTCTGATGTTATTGGATAATATTTCTGGATTCATATTAACAATAGGCATCCTCATTATATATTTTAGAATTTATACAGATGAAATTAAAAATAAAAGAGAACGTGAAAATATGGAAAATATATATGATACCAAAGATACCAAAGATACCAAAGATATCAAAGATATCAAAGATACCAAAGATACCAAAGATACCAAAGATACCAAAGATATACATAATATTATAAATGAAGAAAAAGGTATTAAAGATATGTCAAAAGAAAAAGGACAATGCGATAAGAATTGTGATAAATGTTCTATTGAAATGCCTAATAAAAAAAATATATTTAATGAATTAGCAATTGATAATTTTGTACCATATATAACAGAAGAAAATTTATTGGCTGCTCAAACCAATATAATAGATGTTAATAATTATAATTTATGTATAAATAATAAGGATATAGAAATTCTCGAAGTTAAGCGAGGTCCTCTTTGTGATATACAAGGGTTACAAGATATTCCTGATTTGGGCGATAATAGAATATTACGCGGATATGATGTATATAATAGTCGTCTTGGAAATCTAACATACGACATTTTATAATATATTGAACAGTATATTAAACAGTATTTCGTTTATTTGGAAGAACATAAGGTATTTGTAAGAATTTGAAAATGTCTTCTTCAGAATTAATTAAATCTTTAGTATCTATAAATTTCTTATCAGTATTATTTTTAATTCCATATTCAGATAACGAATATCCTTTTTCTAATGCTATTTTTCGCATATATATATTGAATGAATATGAACCTGTGAAATATAATAAAGCAAAGTAGTAATATGATGGGTCTGCGATTAATATATCTATTCTTCTCGCGGGCAATTCGGGAGATAATTTACACAATCCCATAAATTTGCTTTTTCCACTTGCAAGAGTTTCTATGATATAACCACCGTTAGTAAGTTCAGATATTAATGTTTTAATATCTAAATCGTCGCGATTTTTAATAAGAATATCAATATCTCCCATATCCTTATTTTTTCTTCTATAACTTCCTACAAGTTCAAATTCAATATCTTTATAGACCTTTTTAAATATTTTATCAATAATTTTATAGTGTTTTTTCCCTTCACTCATAGGAATGCGTAGATTCATATCATTATAATATTTTAACCCAATTTTTTGTTTTTCATTAAGTAATTCAGGATGTTCATATAATTCTTCAAAACTATTAATCTTATTCATGAGTTCATTAATTTTAACAGGGCCAACGCCATACAATTTGCCTAATTTTTTCTGTAATGAAAATCGCGGATCATTTAAAGCATTTTCAACAGCCATCATTTTACCTGTTTCTATAAGTTCCTTTATTTTTGCATTTATCTTATCGCCAATTCCATTTATATTCTTAAGATCATCCATATTATTTATAGTTCCTTCGAATATCTCAAGAGAATCAATAACTTTTCCATATGCCTTCGCTTTAAAAGGCTCTTTATTCAGTTTATCATAGTCCTGTAATATTATAAGATTCTCTATTATAGATTGTTTATAATCTACCGCTTTCGCAGCTTTCGCAACTTTCGCAACTTTCGCAGCTTTCGCAACTTTCGCAACTTTCGCAACATTTACAATAGGTACTATAGGTACTATAGGTTCTTCGTCATTGATATTTTGTATATTAGTATTTTCCTTATTGACTATTATAGGAATAGGTAAAAGTGATGGCAACCCTTGTTTTTTATTTAATTGCTTTAAATAATTTGCACTTACGCATTTTCCTGTACGAGGATTTAATACTTTAGGAGGATTACAAACTTTACTCATTCTTATTTATTAAAAATAATTTAAAATAAAATCATTCAATTTTTATTATTTTTACATAGATTTTGTTTTTCGGTAAGTATATAATTTGGTTCTTAATGTAGAACTTGATAATTTCTCAAAATTGAGTTTATAAGGTTGTAAAGGACAAGGTGGTATGTGAATATCATAAGGAATATCTTTCTTACAATTCTTTAACAAAGGTATTCTTTCTAACTTTTCAAATATATCTTTAAAAGGTTTCCTATTACTCTTACATTCATGTATTATTTTTTTATTATAATTGTTTGGAATTATACCATAAGTATATATCAAAGGAAATGAAGAATAATTGTCGGCTACTTTGTGATCAAAGTATATAGGGTATTCTCTTATATATTTAGGATTATCTGTATAATATAAGAACAGTTTTTCAATATTCTCTTTGGACATCAATTCATATATTGGTTTTATAATATATATACTTGTATCGAGAAACTTAATAGAACCTTCATTATTATTGTCAGTATAACTCTTTTTAATTATATCAATTGCTGTATTTGACATAAAAGGGATTAATATAAAAATGTCAAATCTTGTATTTTCAAAGTTATCTTGTATTGTATTAGCCATTTGCGAACCTGAATAACTCGCGTCGTCGGCTATTATAACAGGCAGAGATTCGTCAAGATTTTTAACATCAGTTATAATCTTAATTATATATTTCTTTTTATTTATATATTTTCTGATAATCTGCATTATCCAATAAGATGATTTATTGATATCATCTACGTTCATAAAGAATTGTAATATGTCAGTCTTTAATATGTCTAACATTTCTTTAATTGCGACTTTATATGTTTTCAAAAATTGGACATGATTTATATAAACGGTTTTAAGGATAAACTCAGTTGCTATTTTTCTTATAGATGGTTCGCTCTTATCTAACCATAATGACACATTATTTGTATTAAATGGGTGCTTATTCGGCTTCTTCATAATTATACTGCTATTTATGACTTTGTCGCTCATACTGCTATTTATATTACATATAAATATAAAAGGTCAAGGTAATAATATTTATATAAAAGAGTATGCATATATTAATTATAATAAAAGTATAAACTAAATATGCTCATAGTGCCAATTGGTGTAGATTGTAAAGTTGCCGATTTTTGTGTAAAATATAATCTCAGAAAAATGTCTCTACCATTTGATTGGTGTGTATCATATAATGGTGTATCAAAGTGTATTGAAGATGATTTTAAGAAGTTCATAAATCCTTTGAATAATAGAATAAATATATATGACATATATTTTCATCACGATTTTGATAATGCGAATCTAATACAAAATGATATAGATAAATATATTAGAAGATGTAATAGATTGTTAGATATTTTACAAAAAGGCGACGAAGAAATAATATTCTTAAGAAACGGTCATTGTTGCCATCATCACGACGAACATAATTGTAAATATAATAAGATTGTAAATGATATAGAAGATGCTGAAAATCTTGATAATATAATTTCTATAAAATATCCAAAATTAAAATATAAAATAATAATTGTATTATCTTGTGATAAATGTTTTAATCCTAATACTGAATATAAAAGTATAAAAAATAGTATACACATATATAATATAGCATCTCACGAGTTTAATTTAGAAAGATTCAATAGTAAATGTTTTGAAATTTGTAAAAATTTGAATTTACTATGATTATTATCTTAAATTTTATACATTATAATATTATATTATAATATTAGAAAGTATTTTTAAAATAATGTATGATAAGATTGAATTAGATCAAATATTTGGAGAGTGTGTAGGCACTTATGTATTCTTCTTATGTATATTACAATCAACTGACCCATTACCAATTGCTATAGGTTTGTTAGCAGCCATTTATATGTTTGGTAAAGTTTCCGGCGGGTTTTTCAACTCAACATTGAGTTTTATCATGTATCTCAAAGGAACAATTAGTATTGCTAAATTATTTGCTTATATATTCGCTCAGACTATAGGCGGCATTCTTGCTCTGGTAACTTGGAAAATAATTAATAATAAGGAATAAATATACAGATTATAATAGTATAAAAAATAATATAGAAAGGTTATATAATGTATGTTTTTTCTAGATACTATACATTATACAGTATTTACATTCTTTAGATTCAAATGTATCATATACAGGTAATACAATATATTTAAATGTTTTATTTTGATTACTTATATGATATGAATTAATGTTCTTCATATCATTTATTATAAGTCTATTTTCACATTTGAGTTCAGCATGTTTTAAATGATAATATTTCTTGAGATACTTAGATATATAATATCCATCTATACTTAAGAAATATCCAGATTCTTTCAATTCTATTTTACTATCAAAGATATTACTTAATACTTTACAAACCTCTGGTATACTATCAATTAAATTAGAGAATTCAATATATTCAATATCTTTTATTTCAAAATTATTTTTTAACTGATGTATACCAACTGTTTTATTTTCCTTACTAAATGGTTCTAGATATTTATTACAATCTAATTCCTTACCATTATGATTACATATTATATTTTTAGCACATTTTTCCATAATACAACATATATTTTTACACATTTGTGTACAATACACATTTGTTGTAGAATTATATGTTTTCCAGTTTTTAAATCTACCTGTAATTCTTCCAAATAATTGATACATAGTATCATTTAATATATTATTATAACCAAATATAGCGGCTGTAAAATTACCCAATTTTTCAGTTATAAGTGTTTGACCCATACCAACACAGTTAAATCCAATATATATAATTGGTCTATTTTTCAACTTATTAGTGTCTATGTAAAACGCAATTAAATCTCCTAATTCTCCATTATTTAATATTAGAGGGATTGTAATAATTTCATCTAATTCATTTTTATATTGAATGTTTTTCTCAATACCATTAAGCATAATAATTATACATGATTTCTCACAATTAAATAAGTGTTCTCTAATATAATTATGAGAAATCCGTCTAATATTAACAGGTATAAATACTTTCGCAGTTTTAGATAATATATTAGGGTATTTTACAAGCGTATTCTTAATAAAATTGATAGTAAATATTTCAGTTTTATTAAACCCTTGTATTATATACTCCTGTTTTTTACTTTTAATATCGCCATATTTATTACTTTCATTAATATCACATATAAAATTAATATCTTCATATCCTACATAATCATTATCACGATAATCATTTATTTGTAATATTTTAATTTTAGACCAGAAACCCATCTTATTAGCACTCCATATATTATTAGGAGAAGCAGACATTCCATACATAGCAGATATTATATCAAAATCATTCATTGTCTCTATGTGTTTACGAATATTACAGAAGGAATTCTTAATATATTTATGAAGTTCGTCAAAATACACAAAAACACGTTTTACATCTGTTGTTCCTTCATTAAGTTTATATATAGCATCAAAACAATCATTGAATCTCTTGATATTACTACACGATATAATAATTCTAGGCATATCCCAATGGCAATCGCTTTTGTCTTTAGTTTTTGTTTTAGATTCATTGAAGATATTTTCAGTCTTTTTGATATGCTTATAACATCCCTTATATACTGAAGCAAATACACATACCGAACCATCTCCGTATTTATCGTTGACTTCGCTAAGTCTGTTGGAGAATTGCTTGTTATTTAACAGACTGTTCATTGTAAATACAAAATGAATACTACGTCCTTGCTCATCATCTTTTTTCAGACTTTCAATTATTTTATTAACTATAACGAATGTCTTACCCATTTGCGTAGGAAGAACGCATAAATTGAACTTGTTATTTTCCATATTTATAAAAAGTTGCGGACAGACCCTTTTGTGTATCAAGTCAAAAACTCTTTAAATATCCTATATATATGAATATTATAGATATATTAGTCAATTTTTTATTTATAAAAGTCTATATTATATATTTATCTACCACCCCATAAAATTATAAAATTATAAAGTTTTCAAGCATATTATCGTAATTAATATTTAATTTATCAAATAAAATTTTCTATAATTACACATTTTCAAATAAAAAATAAAAATAATATTTAGATGGATTATAAGAAATTTGAAGAAAATGTCTATAAATATATTATAGAATATAATAAAGGTAGTACTAAGTCTATTACACGAGTAAAAAAAGCCAAAGAAACATTGAATATTACAGATAAACAATTATCAGATATTATTTTGTCTTTTGATAATCTGTTGAGAAAAAATATATATAAATATTCTTATAATAAAAGTTTAAAAACGGGTAAAAGTATATATACTAAGCAAGATGAGAATATGTCTGAAAATAATGTTAAGTCATGTCTTTCTAAAATATACAAAATACGGCCTGATGAAAATATTACTAACTTATCTGAGAATACCTTTACTACAAAAATAAATGGCAAAAATAAGATTATTAATTTTGCTCAATATTATGATTATAGTATTGAGCAAAATTATAAAAACTCAATGAAACGCAAGTTCTTATATAAGGAACTCGTTAAACTAGACCTGATTCCAAAGATAAATGACATTATTATGTGTAATAATAGCAATAATTCCATTACACATAGCGTTAAAATGGCAGATACAGGATATTATATAATAATATATGATAATCCTGCCGACTATAAGAAATTAAATGCTGAAAATATAAATAAACTGTCTGGCGAAGAGAAGAAGACTCTTTTTAATAATTTGGAATTATTTGCTCAAAAAATATTTGAAAATAAAATAATATCATACACCAAGTTTATTGGAGAATATTCTTACGGAACTTTAGAATGGATATTCTTTGATAATAATCTAAAAATAGTAATCATCATAACCGAATCCTATCCGATGTATAATTTTAATGATAAAGAAAATGCTACTATGAATAAAAAAACATTTTATAAAAAATTAACTAACAAAATATTCAATAAATCTAATAATATACAGAATTTAAATATTAAAGAATATGTAATATTACGATTATTACAGGAAAAACAGTTAATTTTATAAGGGCAAGGTTTTATACTTTATCAATTATAAAATTATAAACTAAATATGGTCTGATATTTTTAAATTAATAAAAAAAATGACAGATAATAATATTAAAATAATTATACAATGTTTCAAAACATCGTCTTCACTGTCGCCCTTGTTGCTACCATCGCTATGTCTAATATTGGTAGAACCGACGCGCGAATGAGAATTAGTAGAATGAGAACATCTAGATGCGATTGTGCTGCTACTCTATCGAAAGAAAGAGATGAAGCCTATTGTAGATACAATACTGCTATTGGCATTTCAGAAAATATTATTACCATAAATAATTGTCCGCCAGGAAAAGAATTTAAATACGACAATTACAATGATGATTATAAGGTTAATTGTAATAACTGCTCTGATAATTATTATAGGACTTCTACAAATACATCTTGTCTTCATTGTCCCGTCGGTTATTATTCTAAATCAGGTGATGCAGAATGTACTAAGGCTAAAACAAATAGTAGTAATGTACATACTTTTTGCGGAGAAGGTAGTATTTCAGGTAATAACAAGTTTGCCATTTACAAAGAAAGTTGCTATAGTTGTAATTATACGAATAAAGAATATATGCCTTACAGAAATAATCACGATAGTTGTTTTATCTGCCCCGATGGAAGCATTGTAGATATATTTGCTAAAAGTTGCACTGAATGTCCGGTTGGATATTATGAGAAAAATAATGTTTGTGTAGAGTGTGATATTGGAACATACAATGATAAACTTGGAGCATCTAAATGTAATGTATGCAATAATCAAAATGCTATTGCATATAATTCTGTAGGAGGATATAATTGTGATAATAGCATATTCTATGATTTGACGGATACAATTAAAAATAATCTAATCAATATGGATATGATATTAAAACCGCTTGCGTACAGTGCGAATTTTGGTGTAGCAATGATTAGTAATAATCGTCGTACCGCTGAACTTGTTATTCCTGGTATCGCGATAACATATTTCGCTATTATTAGTATGTAAATGTCTAATATGTAATATGTATTATATATTTTTATATTTTTATATTTTTATATTTTTATTATTGCTGTTCTTATATATTGATTAGCAATTAGATTATACAATGCTATTACAAAAACTTATTATATAAATAAAAAAATGATATTATATTAATAGATTATAAAGGACATAATGGCAATTACATATAAAGCGAGTGTTGTAGAAGATGTTCAAAAGGTTATAGATCATTTAAATGATGTTAAAATCTCAAAACCTATTATGACTATTTACGAATTTGATAAAATTATTGCTTTGAGAACACAACAGATAGCATCGGGCGCACCTCTATTTATTGACAATATTACAACAGATGTTAAAAGTAATATGGAATTACGTCAAATAGCCCTCAAAGAACTAACTGAGGGACGTTTACCATTTATGGTTGAGAGAAAATTGCCAAACAATAAAAAAGAATATTATAGAATTCGCGATCTTGATTTAGTTGCTGTAAGAGATAGAATTAGATAAAACATGTAAAAATTGATAATTTATAATATTATAGTAAAAAATATATGAATTCATTATTATTAAATGATGATATATTGTATTATTTAAAAGGTCATATATATATCAATGATTATGATAAAATGAAAATTGTATCTATAAAACACAGAGATTTATTTAATTTGAAACCTATTTTATATAATAAACATTATGATATATTATTAACTATACGCGGTGTTTCTATAGAAAATATATTTGATATTATAGATTTGAATATTAGAAATAAATATAAATTTAAAAAGAATAAAACAATTAAAAAGAAACTCTTAAAATATTCAAGTCTTTTAGAAATATGTATTAATAATAAAAATGTATTTGTTATAGAATATCTAATTGATATAATATATAATACATCAAAAAAAAAATTTGATAATATTATAAGTACTATTAATCATTTATATAATAACGATAAATTATATTATGGCAGAATATCTAATTTTTGCTCTTCTATAACAATTATTACTCAATATTTTAAAAGTGAAATTAATTATTATAATGAAAATTTAGAATTGTTATATCAATTGAATATAGCAGTGTTACTTTTAATTACAATTAAGAAGTTTAGTATTTGTAATGAAATTGCAATAGAGTATAATATATCTCATAATAATTTATTCAAAATACAAAACGCAAAAATAATAGAATATTTAGAAATTATTCAACAAGGCGTATATGATGATGAAAAATATTTTAAAAAATACTACATTAATTATATAGTAAATATATTACGACAAATATATATTGATATGTAATAATATATTTCTTATATAAAAAATGATAACACTATATATAATATATTATAGTAAAATGTGTGAGTTATTTTTACAAGATGATATAATAGATGTTTTGAAATCTAAAATTGATATTAGGGATTATGATAAATTAAAAAAAGTATCTGTAAAATATAAGAAAATTTTTGATTTGAAATCTATTATAGATTCAAAAAAATATGAAAATATTATGATTATACACGGATGTACTGTAGATATCCTTGTGAATATCATTATAAAACATGTAATCGCAAAATATAATTATGAAGAGATTAAAGAAATTACAGAACAAATCTTGAAAAATAAAGACAAAATTAGTTTATCATTAGATAATAAAGGGCATACTATTTTGAAATATGTTATAACCCTATATTATAACTGCTATAACAATAATTACAAAGGTATTATATTGTCGCTTTGGATTTTTCGCATTTTTTGTAATAAAAATTTAAATCTTAGTAATATTGAATATTTTGTTAACCCTATTATATCATACATCGAAGATATCAATAGAGAAAATGCCTTATCTCAATTTAATATAGATGACGAATATAATGATATTATCAATAGCAAAATACTTTTATGTATAAATTTGAAAATATATTTATTAATTATTATGAAAAGATTAAATATAATAATACCAAATAATTCACCAAAGAAACTAGATAATCTGACAATAGATATTATAAATAGAAGTTTGCGAGAAAATGTATTAGATTATATTGATTCTAACAAAAATTCTCTTGGTTTGCCAAACTATTACATAAAATACGTAATATATATTTGTAATAAAATAGTGCTATGATGCGAATGCTAAAATAGGGGCAATATACAACTTTTATTTACACACACTATATTACAATATTGATAATGATCTGAAAAATCGGTGATAATTTCGGTACCGTTGGCAGTCAAATATGAAAACTTGTGAAACCCCTTTTGCTCTAAATAATTTATGACATCTATCATTTTCGTTTTATTATCTAAAAATGTCCCCCCATATTCAAACTGTACGACTTTTATATTTTCTATATAATCTCCAAACCCTTTGATAACATTCAATTCATATCCTTCAGTATCTATTTTCAGGAAATCTATATTTTTTATGTCATTATTGATTATATAATCCTTACCTGTTTTAATATCCAATAAGATTTTATTGGCATCGTCGCTAATATAACAGCTATTCGTTCTATCATAAAATGATTGATACTTGGGATAATAATAGGTCTGTTTGTTCTCTTCTCCCAGACCAAAGTTATTAAAATACGCCGCCTTATTAACATTCTTATTTTTCTTTAATTCTTCTATAAATTCGCTTACCGGATCAAAGTAATGAACTTCTCCTGTAAAATTGACAAACTCGCTGTCCGTGCGACATCCTACATCAAATATACAATCTATCTTGTCTCTAATATTCATAAAAAATACATATTCGCCATTTGTTCTGGAATCGCAATTATTAAACATAATAACTATAACAACTTAGATAACTTAATAAATAATAATATAATTAATCATAACCATTTTTCGCACTAACAATGGGGGTGGGGAAACCGCTCCCAACGTGGTCTTAGAAAAGGCAAAACAGAGGGCTATTGAGAGGCCTGCGAGCTATTTGTTATAGAGTTATGATTTATTAAAAAGGAACTTGAATATTATTATTTTTTCATTTTTAAAATTTGAGTACATCTCTTGATTTATTTTGTAATTTCTAAAAAACTTTTGAAAATTTTGAAAAAACAAAAAGATGTACTCAAATTTTAATTTTCAATTTTTAGAAAAATCCAGATCCGTTTTAAGAGGTCGGGATTCTAAGAGTAATTATTCATTTTAGTGATACATAATATCTGTATTTCCATAGCTTCTTTTTGTTTTTATTTACAAATTCCCTATATTTATTGTTCCATATTTCACACCAACTATCCTTAGAATAATTGCTCATGTTTAAAATATAATTAGACGATGATATATATGGTCTTCTCATTGTTTTTCCACCTGTTGCAAAAAAAACCATATCATATACATTCTGATACATTACCCATTCATAAGAATCGCAAGAAAACTCCATAAACCATCTAAAGCCCTCACTCGGTTTTATATTACAGAGATTCATATAATTTCCTACAACCATTAATCTTTTAATATGATGGAGATATCCTGATTCAAATGCTTCGCAAATGCTGTCATCTACAGGAATAATTCCTGTATTTCCCGTATACCATTCTTTTCCGAGCAATTTATTATTTCCAAAATAATTTCCAGAAAAATCTACATATAAATAGCATAAATGCTGGTACTCTCTCCAGAATAATTGTCTTATAAAGCCTTCATAACTATTCATAGGAATATCACGCGTTTTTCGCTCTTTTTCCAGTATATCTATGATATCTCCGGGATTTATAAGGCCTATGTTTATTAAAGTAGACATTAGAGAATGACATAAATGCTTATTGTCTTTATCTATATAATCCTGGTAATTCCCGTAATTTTTCAGTTTATTTTTTATAAAATGTTCTAGCCATTTTATAGAATCGGCATGTGTTATAGGATATATAAAATCTTTTTTATCTAAAAATCCACAATTCTTTTTAAAATGCTTTTCAACATATTTTGAGGCTTCATCAATATACTTAGATATATCTTTTCTTACAGCTACATCATTGTAAGGCTGAGATACACATATAATATTCTTCGGTTTCTGTCTATTCAGTTTATCCTGTGATTTAATTTTTGGTATTATATTAAGTTCCTTCTTTGACCACATATAAAAGGCATTAAAGAAAAACTTATCTGTTTTATTACGATATCTTTTGATATGTTCAAGTGTCAGTAATAAATTGGGAGTATCCTTATCATATATTATAGTATTTTTGGGAAGCTTTAATATATCCAACTTATTTATCGGATAATATAGTGTATATTGTTCGGTTTCAGCGAGTTTCTTGTTGAACTCCATATATACTACGGAATACCCATTCTTTTTCATCAAATCATATTGATATTTCATAGTTGCACGATGTAGCAACAATTTTTTTTTATTATAATTATAATCTGTAAAAAAATGAGGACATTCCCATAATATATACTTGTAAGACTTATTAAAATATTTAATATCAAATAATTGATTCGGCAGAATTAAGAATATCATTGCTTATTGTTATTATTCTAAATCTTCTATTATTCAATTATTTTTTTTAATAATACATTGTCTATTTTAAGAGCGATAGCATCAACCGTATAATTCTCATTATAATATTTCATATCTTCATTAAATACGGGGCGATTAATAAACTCTAAGTATTTTTTATCATCATTATCTAATTCAATAATCTCATTAATTAATTTAACATAATATTCTCTGTCTTCTCCTTTCAAGAATAACATAGAGTTTGGATTAAGTACTTTGTGTATGTGGTCCGAACTCCAATATATAGGTATGCTTCCTGCCATATAAGGATTAATTATTTTTTCTGTAGAATATGTACCTATCTTATTATTTTCAAAACATATAATAAATTTATAATTGCTAATAAATGCCCTAAATTCTTCAGTCCATTCAGGTCTTGGTATTATAAAGCCTATATTATTTGCGTATGCTCCGCCAGAATCAATCTTTTTATACTGCTTTAAATAATCAAACATTCTATTACGCGTTTCACATGCATCATTAGATACAATAAAACAACAGAATTTTTCAGGTATTTTTGTTATTGTTGGTTTATTAATTATTCTATTTAAATAATTACTATTTTGTAAATATACAATATACAATGGCAGGTCTACGATATTATCTCTTGTTTCGCTTGAATACATTAATAAATCATATTTATTAGGATTAGTTATAAACGGTTCTCCAGAAAAAAATATTTTATACTTCCATTCCTTAATACTTGTAAGTGTGTCGCCAAACACAGATTCAAACAATACATTTGCTATATTTAAATCATTTGTTATTTTAAAATTTCGTATAATAGTTTTTGAAAAAATATTTTTAAAAATTTCTATATTATTCGCATGTGTTTTATCCATGAACCCGTACCAAAAAGCATTAACATATATATAATATTCAGTATCCTTCGTAATCTCCATAATTCCAAATGTTTCTTAAATATACTATAATATGCCTCTGTTTATATGTTTATAATGTTTATAATATTTATTATGTTTATAATATTTATAAAAAATGATTAATATTATAGAGATATAGATATAGATATAACTATGAACACTAATCCCTACATTACTCATTGCATCAGCAAATCAATTGAAGTTCCTAATGCACCTACTAAATCTAAAGAGGCAAGAAATATGCTATTTGACTATTTTACACCTACAGGAATTAAATTAGCTATTTGTAAAGCATTGAACTTTGAAGACATTAAAATTGAAGAGAAATAAAAAATGTTATAATTATTATAATATTTTATAAAAATTGATTGTATATCATATTATATTTATTATCACATAATCTAAATAAGATAATATGAACACTCGCTCTAAAGCATCATCTACGTTCGCGAAGACATATACTCCTAAGGAGTCAGTACAAGTAATGGATATGCCAACCGAACAATTGTGTCCTTGCGGTGGCGGACAATCATGTATTGTTGATAGAAGATGGATTGGTGATTGGGTACACGAAGATAATGTATTTATAAATGCCGGATTGCCTATTAGAAAAAATTGCTTTGCGAGTTTTACATCAGCACAACAGAAGCAATTGGGCAAATATCAATAAATTCAATAAATAGTTATAAGTAATGTATTTATGTATGTATATATTTTTTATATTTGTTGTAAAAATTGATAAAATGTTTATCATATATATAATGTATAATGAGTAAGACTATTTTAGGTTCTATTACTAAATATCCTGATGTTGGCGATTTTGATAAAATCATATTTTATATTGAAAATATTATGTTAGGGGATTATAATACTATTTCATCAAGAAATTATAATAGGGCAAATAACTATTTTAGAAATAATAATATAACTGGATTTAATAGAAAAAAATATAAGATATCGTCACATATTCCTATGATACATGATACATTAAGTTATTATCATTTACATAAGAATATGAATGCTACTATTGTTATATATTATAAAAAATCTATTGATACTACCGATTTGATGTTGATGAGACAGATAATTGATAAAAAAAATAGATATAATGATTTAATATACAATTCCAATAATTATAGAATTTCAGTAACATTATCTTCAAGATTTGAATTATAATCATATAAAAATATAAATTCTGTATAATTAGTAATTAACTCTAATGAATATAGAAACAATATATGATGTTTTGAATAATATTGATAAAAGATATATATTTACATATACTATATATGATAAAAAAATAACTAAAAAATATTTTTTTATTTGGAAGAAGACAAATTCTTTTTAGGTAGCAATATATCTATAATTATCAATAATTCTAAAACATATTCTGTTGCATTTCTAATGTATCCGCAATTCTTTAATACTCTAAATGCTTTTATATCTCTATATTTTCTGTTATGTATACAAGGTATTAAATGATATGCTTGGTTAATATCAGCAACTAGTAGCATATAAAATATGTATTTAATTATATTCATAATTTGTTCTAAATTATATTACTATTTATAAAAATTGATTCTTTATATGTTTTATTTTTTTACCTCACAGTCAAATCTATACAAGTCGCTTGTTATCTTTGCTCTTGTAATCGAAGTCGAAGTCGAAGTCAACTCTTTTCAGTCCTTAAATCTTATCGCATCTATAAATGTCCGCAAAGAACTTTGTCGTATCTGTTAATAGTGCTTCTGATAGCATTAATATCAGCGGTATTATGGACGGAGGTTTTGGTAAGAATATTATGGACATTATAATTTCTATTAATAATTCATCGGGCAATTTTGAAGAAGCGAAGAAGAACAAAATTAGTTGCATCCAAGACTATATTTACAAAAATATGAAACATATTGATTTCTTAATCTATTTATATGGACAATCATTGGTTATTAATGACTATATTAAGCGGTTTGGTCCGATAGTTTATTCGCCAGTTCTCGAGGTAGATTTTGCTACTATAATCATTGATAATATCATTGTAATTTACGAGGTCTGTCATTTTCCTGAAAATATCATTGCGGCAACTCAAACAACATCTACGCAAGCATCACCATCTTCACTATCCTTATCATATCCACAATCTCCTTTATCGCCTCTTCTCACTCCGTCCAGTCTAAGTAGTTTTACAGATACGTAAATAGGTTTTACAAGAAAAAAAATGATAAATGTTATATATTTTTATATTTTATTAGTAATAAAGTATATGAAAGGTCCATTGAATAAAAGTAAAATAGTTGTTAACAATATTGAACATCTTTTGATAAAAGAATATTATATAAAATATTTATCAAAAACAAATGAACTATATAAAAAAAATACAATATATGATAAGGAAATATTAAATTATAGTAATATATATTCAAGACTTGAAAAAATTAGACAGACAAGGACAAAATAATTATACGTTGTTTTTACTATTATTTAATTGTTTTTTAATAAATTTATTTTCTTCTTTTAATTCTTTAATTTGCAAAGTTAATTCTTTAATTGCCTCTACAAATACGGGTGCTAATCTTTCATAACATATGGTTAAATAGGATTCGCCCGATTTTGAAGTTATATTACCATTTTCATCTTTAAACATATCAAATGGTGCTATTTTAACAATTTCGGGAAGAACTTTTTGAACTTCCTGAGCACTTAGACCAATTTGTTTTTCATTTTCAAAACCCGCGTTTATTGCTTGCGTATTAGGTAAATAATAATAACCATTTAGATTATTTATAATATCTAAGGAATTATAAATATTTGAAGTAAAATTTTTAAGTCTTTCGTCAGAATAATAAGATGTTATAGTACCTGTAGCAATAACATTTCCAATAACATGAAGTTTTTCTAATGGAATTATTTTAGGATTAGTAAGTGTAAAATTACCTAAACCTAAATTACCATTATTTGTTATAATTGTTCTTATTTCATTTCCTTGTGAAATTCTTAATAAATCACCTACGCCTCCACTTTTTTGATTAATTTCTAACATTTGATCATCATTTAATCCATCTATCGATAATGAATTTAATTTAAAATTATTTGCTGTTCCTATATCAAATGTACCACCTGTTTCAATTTTTAATCCTTTATTAAAAGATACTTCTTGAAGAAATCTGAATTTGTTATTATTTTCAACTGTACCATTTGCAACTGAACCTATTTGATATTCATCTATAGGAGGATTAACATCTGTATTATTTCTTAATGTAAAACATCTGTTTTTTTTTCCACAAAATAGTTCATTTATATTATCTAGTGTAAAATTAGTAATTCTTTCTGATAATATATTTGAATTATATTTATTAATATCAATGCCATCTATTTTATATACCCCATTTATAATATTAATGTCTCCATCTACTATCAGACGATTTGAATTATTTAATGGTCGGATGCCGATTCCTATACAATGATTACTTGTGGGTGTTTCTTGTGGATAATAAATAAAATCGTCAATTTGTCCCCATTTTGATGATCCTGTGTCTGCTAATGTTAATTCGTCAGAACTATTCATTTTGAATTGTCCGCTCAATTTAATAATACCGGCAATATTACATGACGCAAGTCTATAATCGCCGAGAATATTATAATTTAATGGAGTATCTCCTATTAATAAATTACTATATTGAGGTATTTTGACGTGTCCATTAATTTCAAATGCGTTTGAAGTATTATTCCATTTTAAATCACTACTTTGATTTATTTTAACTCTATCATCTTCGTCCCTATCATTTATATTTGCTATTAAAAGACCTCCTTTTATATTATATCTTGCTATTCCTGTTCCGCCTTTATCAACACTAATAATACCTTGAGTTATATTATTCGCATTTAAACTAGTTAATTTTGAACCATTTCCTTGAAAATATAATGCTTTTAATATATTTTCTTCATATATTAAATTATTTGTTTGCGTAATTCTATCATTATCATGTCCTATTAATATTTGTTTTGGTATGATAGTATTTACTCCTGTTCCTCCATGTAATGCTTTTAATGTTCCATTGTTGATATTATTTGCGTTTATATTTGTAATATTGCTACCAACGCCTGTAAATTGTAATGCATCTATATTTCCGTTGCCATAAAGTGTTATTTTAGGCGTTATTGTTCCTATTCCTATATTTCCTCTAAATAAAGAATAACCATATATTTCTAATATATTACTTTGCGATATATTAAAATTACTATTATAATTAATTTGTAAATAATTACTTGTATCTTTTGTACATCCAAGAATATTTGAAGAAATTAAAATACCATTATTAAATATATCTCCATTGACATCTAATTTTTTTTTAGGAGTTGCGTTATTAATACCTACATTTCCGTTTTGAGTTATAGTAAAATATTCATTGAATAATAACGAATTGTATGAACTACTTTCAGAAGAACTATTTAATATTTTATAATCATTACCACTTAATCCAATATTCCATACCATTATTTAATATATATATTATTGTTCTCTTATTATTTTTAAATAATATAATTATAGAATTACAATATAATTATGAAAAATATCTGTGATAATGTTATTACTTTAAAACAGTATGGTCCTACTTGTTGGTTTAATAGTATTCTGATGGCCGTATTATATAGTGAGGAAAGTCGTAAACTTCTACTAAAAAAATCAAAAACTTGGAATAACAAAGTACTAATATTTAAAACATTAAAGCATATTTTAGAAAAAAAATATTTACGTTCTAATAATATATATAATGATTATGCGTATTTTGATAAAATTAGACCAGAATATATATTAGAACAATTATATAAATATAATAAGAATAAGTTTACATTTAATCCTAAAAAAAAAAAGGGAGGTTATGTTTCAGCATTATATATTAGAAAAGTTTATAAACTATTAGGTGTCAAAGTATTATTTCTTGATTTAAAAGATAATTTATTGTATTATTCCAAATACAATAACACATTTGTTAATAATTCTATTATTAAAAAGGCTTACACCGTTAATATTGGTTTTAAATTTGTTTCTAAAGAGAAGGTTTTAGAGAAGTTTGAAAATCCCGATATTATTATTATTAATTTTACAAAATCTTTTATAAATAAAATACCCGAATATTACAAAGTTCCTATCAATTCACCCTTTTATAAAATAGTATCTTTAGATGATGAAGTTATTATTAATAAAATTAACTACGTACAAGATTCAGTTTTATTAGGAAATTGGAATAAAACTGAAATAGGAGGGCATTCAATAGCAGGAATTAAATGTAAGGGTGAAAAATATGTGTATAACGGATGGACGCGTAGCACAATTGACATACATTTGCAAAATGTTAATTTTACAAAAGATGATTATGATAATGAAAGGCTATGGGTTTCAGAAGTAGTTGATAAAAAGATTATTTATATAAATTTAAAAAATAATAAGGTTGTTGATAAATTGCCTATTGACGGTATATTAGTTTCAAATAATATAAATATCCCTTGTGAATTAATGAAATATGATTGGGATGTTGGAAAAAATAGTGAGTTTTGTATAAATATAAAAGAGTGTCTTTTAGATACTCATTCTGATAAAAGTATTAAGGATATTATCAAAAAAAATAAAAACGAACTATGTTTTTCATTTAATAAAGGACCAAGAATCCTTATATATGTTAGCAAGAATAGTATAAATGACATAATAGGAGAAAAGGATAAAAAGAAATGTCCAGAAGGCAAAGTATTGAATCCTCTGACAAATAGATGCATCAATATTAAATCAATAAATAAATTGGCAAAAGAATCATTGAGCAAAATAGACAAGAAATGTCCTGAAGGTAAGGTTCTAAATCCTAAAACAGGACGTTGTATTAAGAAGGAGAACTTTTTGAAGGCCAATATGCCTCCAGAAGTTAAAAAGGTGTCTAAAAAATGTCCTGAAGGTAAGGTTCTAAATCCTAAAACAGGACGTTGTATTAAGAAAGAGAACTTTTTGAAGGCCAATATGCCTCAAGAAGTTAAAAAGGTGTCTAAAAAATGTCCTGAAGGTAAGGTTCTAAATCCTAAAACAGGACGTTGTATTAAGAAAGAGAACTTTTTGAAGGCCAATATGCCTCAAGAAGTTAAAAAGGTGTCTAAAAAATGTCCTGAAGGTAAGGTTCTAAATCCTAAAACAGGACGTTGTATTAAAAATGGAAACTTAGATGGAAGCGATAACAGCAAATATAGTTAGAATATATAAGGGTTATTATTATTTATAATATAAATATGAAAATACTCAATTTAGTATTGTATAGTGATAATGATAACAACTATGTTAAGATGTATTAAGTTTTATCACCATATTATAAGCGGTTTAGTGATATAAATGCTGTGATAATAGACATTGTGATGTCATTAATATGAATAACATCATAAAAGTGTTAATATCTAAGATCAATTATATGAATATAAGTATGTAAGATAATATTTGCTATTATCTATTTCTTTTAATTTATCAATATTTAATGAATATTTATTTTCATTACAAAAACCTAATATGTTTTCAAATAATAATGTATCATCTTCAAGACCGTTATTTGGATTCGCAAAAATATTTAATATTTTAAAACGACCATTTGCCAATTTTCTTAATAAACATATATAATTTAAATCTGCATTGCTATTATATACTCCTAAAACGATATTGGGTGCTGAGAATCTGTTTTTATTTAGCCATATAGTATCATTTATTATTTTTTCCTGTGATTCTTTGTTATCCTTAGACCATTTATAAAATGATGTATAAACATTATTATAATTTAACAGACATACATTTCTACTATTATAATTTTCATATTTGTATATATTATGCGGACCTATATTTATCGGATATGAATTGATTAATGATGTATTAAAGAGATTTACAATAACTACATATATAGAAATGAAAAGTCTTTTCATATATTTTATTATATTATTATAATATACTTATATATTATATTATTTATTCCCTTCTTATATAGATGTATTAAATTATTTTATTATTTACAATAAAAAGACTTCTAATTTTCTAAAATATAAATTGAGTACATAACTTTATTTTTTTAGAAATTTCTAAAAAACTTTTGAAATATTAGAAAATAAAAAGTTATGTACTCAAATTATTCTATTCATTTTTATAAATATGTGTAGTTTATTAAGCCTATAAATTCATCTATAACTATCTATAATCCTATTACATATTGTATATCAAATGCTTAAAGATTATTTAATATTAATATAATAAATGAAAAAGTCATTACGGCAATCTTGCTATATATCTATTGAAAATAATGAGAATATTGGTTGTCAACTATTTAATATAGCATATTTAATAAATATTTTGAATAAATCTAAAGAAAAAAATATTAATAGGAAGATTGTATTTAGAAAAGGAAATAAAATATATAAAGATACATTATTTGATGGATTATTTAATATACTTGAAGATGATAAATATGATAAAATTGTTTTTCAAAGAAAATCTATAAATGATATTGATATAGAAGACATATGTTATAGTGTAGAAAATATAGAGATATGTGATACATCTTCTAACAATAAAGCAAAAACTTTTACGTATATTGACGATTTTATTAAAGATAAAATAATTAAATTAGTATATTCGAATGAAAATTTGATGTATTCGGCATATTATAAATATAGATATATTCTAGATTTTTTTGGTAATAATACAACTGACGATGATATTGTATTGTTGCATATATTAAAAGATACTGATATAGATTATGATTATTACTTTAATGCCCTAAGTATTATGGAAGAGAAAAATATAAACAAAATTGCTGTTATAACCGATGATATAGGATGGGCTAAAATAATTCTAACAGATATTAATGAATCTTCAATATATACATTTTATTATTTAGATAGTAATGAAAAACACAGTTATGAAACCAATTTTATATTGATGTCAATGTTTAAAAATATAATAATATCAAATAAAAAAGAAGATATGGATAGTATTTGGGCTTCATATATAAGTTATTATGATAATAAAAATATTATTTCTGTTGATAAAAATGTAATACATAAATATATAACAGATATAATATAAATAATATAAATGATTAATAATGATTTATATTTTACTTTTATAAAAATTTCTAGCAATTATAGAAATCTAATAGTGTGTAAATATTGGTATAAAAATATTATTAAAGATATTAAGAAAAAGAAGATAGATTTTTATGATATACAATTGTATAATGCTATAAATAATAAGCATTTATTTTTATTATATAAACCATTTGATAATATAATATTAAATGCTTATAATAATATTATATTAAATATAATAAAAAATGTAATTAACGACGAAGATATTAAAGATAAAATTATGGACAGAATTATAGAGAATTACAAACAATTGAGCATTATTATAGCAATTTACCATAACTATAATACATATAGTAATTTAGAATCACATATTGCTGATGAATATTCTAAAATACTTTGTAAATATTATGACTATAATATTATATTAGCATAATTTAACATTTAATATTTATTGTCATTACAGGACTTAAGAAACCACTATCTTTAAATATAATTCTGTAATGAAAGTGTCTTTCTAAAATTTTATTGAATATTTTTTTAACTTTGTATTTATCCGGACAATATAAACGAACCTCTGCCTTTCCGTTCTTTACTACGGATACGCCTATATTATTAAAGTTTTTGTATGCTTCAAAAGGGTCTTCTATTATTTTTGAATTATCTGTACTATTAGCAGCCCAATAAATTATCTTTGTTCCTTCATCATATTCTGACATATCTATTGAATAATTTAAATTAGCACCTTGAGGATATTTGGGATCACATATTAATGTATTAGGTAAAAATGTTAATCCTAAAAATGGTAAGAAAGTTTCTTTTTTTAATGATAAAAATATAATTATAGATATTATTATTATTGATAAAATGCGAATAAAAATATTATAATCATCATTAAATAATATATATATACTTGTAGTTAACGCATAAAGCATTAAAACGAATACAATAATCATATGTATATATATTTCAGTCTTAAACAGATTATTCATATTTTTTAGAAATCTATTATATAAAAAGAATATTATTATTTATCTTACATAAATACTATCAGCAACTCCCATATTAATACATTCATCTGCGTTAAATTGAAGATCTTTGACAAGTAGATCTTTTAGCATTTTTTTATTAATTTTAGTTTTTGTTAGATAAAAGTTATTGATATGTTCTTGAATTTTAATACAATTTTTATAAGTATCATCAATATAAGCCAATTTACCCCAACAACCCGACCGTAATTCGTGAATCAATACATACGAATTTTTACAAACAAATCGCTTTTTACCATGAATACTAATAAGTGTTCCTGCCGAAGATACGCTACCATCAATAACCGTATTTACAGGAATACGCGAATTTTCCATACAATCAATAATAGAAAATGCCGATGATATACAACCTCCGTCTGTTGTAATATGCAAAAACATTTCGTTTTTGATATTCTTTTCAACTTCTTCAATCATAAGTTCGCTCTCCAACATTCTAATGTTTTTACAGAGCAAAAACGAAGATTTTGACGTAATATCTCCAGAGAAATAGATATGATTATTATTTATATATATTTCAGTATCATTACTTGTTTCATCGCCTGACCCTTCGTTTTTTTCCATCAACTTCCTTTTCTTGATTCTTTTAGAAAAATCCATAATATTATATATAAATAGTGTTAAAATCTTATATCATAATATGTAAAATTAATTATTATAATAAATATAAAATATCTCTTAGATATATAAAAAGGTTTTTATTTCTATTTATTATAGATAGCAATGGAATTATTTAATTACTTTATAATAATATTGATAATTTCTATAATTATTCTAATACTATATTTTAATGATAAAATAAAAGCAATGTTATATAATTATTATATCGAGCCGTTCGCAGTAGATGAAAAGATAGGATTAAAGTGGTTATATCTAGGAAACGCAGAACCTAATGGAAACAAAATTAATAATGAAAAACTTTATATTTTATTGAATTATAAATGGGTTTCTCCTATAATCATCGATAAAGACGAATTAGATTCATTAGGAATTAAAAATATAACTTACGATAGTTATATTGATGTTGATGGTAGATTCTTTAAACCTTATAATATTTCAACGGATAATAAAGATATTGGATTAATGTGGAGAGATTTAGGAATTAAAACTGAGAGCTATGTAACAAGTTATTATAAAGAAATTAAAAATGATAAACTTAAAAATGCCATAGATATTAAAGCAAAAGATATTGAAAAAACTAAAAAATATGAAACTATTGATGGTGAAAATATTATATCATTTACACAAGCACAATATAACAATATTAAATCAAGTACGCCATTAACATATGATTCATATATAATAGTTGGCGATGATAAACACATATATCAACCTTATTATAAACATAATATAGTTAAGATAGATGGGGCTTTTTCAGATATTAACATAGAAAAGATATTAACAAGTGGTTTTGATAATTCATTCTTAAAATCCACACCAATAAAAACACATAATATGAAAAACGAAGATTATTTCAATACTGAAATATATAATAATAAAGGTGTGTCAAATAATGAATTACATTTTAATACAGAAACTTTTAATTATAGACAGAGTAATGATAATAGTTATAAATCTATTTTAGAACCAATTGAAGATAATTATCTGCCAACTATTTCAGAGAAATACAATAATGATCCTAAATATCAGGCAGAAAAAACTATAAATCAGTTTGTTATTATAGATATTTATAAGAATATATTAGGGAGACAACCAAAACCGCGAGAAATAGTATTAAATCTTCAAGAATTTTATGAAAAAAATAGTAATGAAGAAAAATTAAAACTTAAACTTTATAATACAAGTGAATATAAAATGATAGTTAAAATGCAGTCAAATGACATAGACCCATCGCTTGTTTCGAATATATCCGAAAAGAATATAATTGATAATTTAATAGTTATCTATAAAAATCATTTTAATAAAATGCCTCACGATAAAATGAGAATTCCTTTAAAACAATCTTATATACATTTACAATTTAATGATTATTTATTTAAAGCAATGTTGATGCATGATAATTATCCTAATTTTGAAAGAGACATTTTGAGAGAATACATCATAAATGATGAAAAATTATTAGAACTTTTTGATAATAATTTTATATTATACGAGTTGCGTTTAATAGCAAACGAATTAAAAAGACGCGAATTATTAAAACGCGAAGCTTTATCGACTCCTGTAGCACTCGCAACAGATGCTTCAAAAAATAAACCTGAATCCGCAAATAGTCAAGATACTAATTTAAATAGTCAAAAACATATTTCTGACATTATGAAAAATAGCGAACCTGTATTTAATATTAATATAACATTACAAGATAAAAATACATCTACACCATATAATACTTCTATTAAACCTAATAATCCTAATAATCCTAATAATCCTAATAATCCTAATAATCCTAATAATCCTAATAATCCTAATAATCCTAATAATAGATATTCGTCGATAGCATTTAATCCTTCTGATCCTACTGTTTCTTTAAATATTCCTGGATTTTCAGGTTCTGGTACTTCTATAACTTCGAGAAGTTCAAATATATTATATTCAAATACATCGAACTTATATAATAATACAAATTCTTCTAACTACGCAATGAATAGACCTAATAATATGAATGCTATAAATACAAGAATTGACAGTAGTTCAAATATCAATAATATAAATGCTCCTGTATATTCAACAGATGATCTTTACTCTACATTAGAAAATAGTGGAAATGTAGAATATAGTTATACGGATGATACACAAGAAGAACAGATAGTTCCAACGAGAATATATGAACCTATAAATTACAAACAACATTATATGGGCCCTTCTCAATATAGACCAAATGTATGTTCTTATGGAACTAAACAAATAGTTAATCCTATTTATTTAAATGCCGACGGAACAGATTTGCGAGAGGCCATTGAAAATACACAAATAGGTAGTATAATGCCAAAATTTGTATATAGAGAATATGAAGATGTAAAATAAAATGTTTATTATATATAGATATTAAAAATAATAATGTATTTAAGTTTAGATGGTGGAAGCACTAAAGTTTATACAGGACCGAAGAAAGGGAAGTTTTATATTAACAAGAAAGGTAATAAAGTTTATTTAAATCGCAAAATGTTGGAAGACGAAGTTCCTTATAAAAATAAGAAAAAACCCGCTAAACCTGCTAAATCAGAAAAGCCTAAAAAAATTGCGGAAACGGAAGTTATGAATTAGTATTTTTTTTAATATATTTATTAAAAATAGATTGTAATGTCTTCATTAACTATCAATAAGATTATTAAAGATATTGAAGTTAAAAAACTAAAAGAGTTATATAGCGAATTTAATAATGTTATTAAACTTATATCTAAATTTATTATAAAGAAAAACCTTATATTATATGGTGGTCTTGTAATTAATTTATTATTACCTAAAAAACATCGCTTTTATAAAGAGTATACTATTAACGATTACGATTGTTATTCTAAAAATCCTGTAGAAGATGCTTATGAACTTGCTAATTTAATTAAGAAATCAGGATATAAATATATCAAAATTAAAAAGGCTATTCATAATAATACTTATAAGATTTCTGTATTTGGAAAACAATTTTTCGACATTACTTTTATTGAATCTGATATATATGATATTTTATTGAATTATATTAAAAACAGTCAAAAATCTTTGAAATATTACAAAGATAAGTATAAAATTATACCTATAGAAATTGTTAAACAGAACTTATATTTTGAATTAGCAAGACCTATACAATCGGGTTTTAGATGGGAAAAACTATATAATAGATTAGAACTTATTAATAAATTTTATCCGACAGAAAAGAGCGTAGAAATTTTAAAATGTATTCCTATTAAGAAAGAGTATTCAAGTATTGTTAAGGTTTTACTAGAGTATATCAAAAGTAATAAAATACCTATAATAGATAGTTATTCTATTAAAATATATAATGATTGTTCATATTGTTGCTATCGTTTGACAGAAAATTCTATATATATTACTATATTAGTAAAAAATATTATAGAATCTTATAATGATATTAAAAATATACTTAATATTAATAAAAGTGAATATGATATTAAAGTATTAAGGAAAGGTATTAATTCATATAATTTATATAAAGAATATAATATTAAAATTATAAATAAGTCTACTAAACAGCACTTTAATATTGTGAGAATTATTGAAATTAAAAATCAATGTTTTTCAACAACCGTTAAAAATAATTATATCTTAGGAAGTATAGATACGTGTCTTTATTTCCTATATTATAATTATATTAAAAATAAAATATATTATAACAATAACTCTGAAGCAGATGAGAATATCTATTACATTAATCAATACGAAAATAATATAATAAGTAATGTTAAAAATAATATAAATGAAAGATTGAAAAAAAATTGTTTCGGCGATATTGATTACGAAGACGAATTAAAAAATATTTGGAATAAACGCTTAACACTTGAATACATATAATTTATTCTTAGTTAATCTTCTTTATTTTTATCATATTCCATTTTATGAAATATTTTTTTAATACTATCATCGATATCATTGTCTATATCAGAACATGTCTCTGAATCTATAGTACTTTCAGAATCATTAATGCTACTATCATAATCCGCGTAGTTTATCTGGGTATTAACAGCATTTACAGATAATTTTGATTCTTTATTACAGACATGTTCAACATCTTTGTCAGGACCATTTGGTCTAATACTAAAATTATCATTATTTGTATTTTTTGTATTTTTTGTATTTTTTGTTATTGATAATTCATAAGGGTCATTATCAGGTTCGCTATTATCTTCGACACTATTACTATCGCTACATTCATAAATATTATAATCAACAATAATTATATTTTTTTCATTGTCAAGGATAATCTTATCACTTTTTTTAAGAGTATCTATGAATTCGACCATTCTTATTTTTTTAATTTTTTTCATATTTAAGTTATCATTATCTATGAGAAGTTTAATAGCCTGACTTTGCATACTAATAATAACATCATCATAATATGGCAATATACAATTTAAACATAGATAAAAAGATACAAGAAAATTATAATAAACTGTTTTATAATTGTTTAAAATATTTAAACGCATTTTATATGTAATTATTTATAATATAATATATCATTATCCATATATATTTTTTTTGATAGTATAAACACATATAGTTAGTTTAAAAGATTCTTCGACTAGTTTATTTAATATATTAAAATTCTTATCACGTATTCTTATGGTAAATCTTGTACAATTTTGTTCTATAGGGTTTAATGTATATATAGTAGGGTCAGTCCAATTAGAACTTGCTAATGAATAAAAATTTCTAAATCTACTTAAAGCATTTGTATGATAATCTGCGTGATTATATGATATTGCTTCAAAATATTTATGTGTATTAAATGTTGTTGCTGTATTTTTATAATAAAAAATTCTATCATAATTATTCAATTCGATATAAAATATATCATCAAAATTTAAAGTTCTATTACTATTTTTAGTATTTAATACAATAGACGCTTCAATTATCTTTACACTTGATATATTTCTTATAGGATTTTCAAATTTTATATAAAAATCAAATGTGTTAGCGTCATTATATATACCATTTGCCGAATCTAAATGTATTATTTGTTTTTCATATTCTGAAGTATTATTTAAATCTACTATCATACTTTTACTTTAAAATACTCTTTATATTATTATTTTATTATTATTTATAGTATTATATCCCATAAACCACAATATATTTTCTTCGTTTTATATTTATAAATTCGTCATATTTTTGCTACATTATTACATTATTTGTATTTAATGTGATATAGTAATATTTATTTTATAAAAATATATAAAGATTTTACATATAATATATGTATAAGAAAAAAGAATAAAAGGTATAATGACAGATAGCAAAGATATTGCCGCAGGTTTTGATATTGGTACTACTACAAGTTGTGCCGCTATCTGGATAAATGATAGAGTTGAGATTATTCCAGATACTCAAACAGGTTCTCGTATCATTCCTTCTTATGTATCATTTAGCGATGAAGAAAAACTCGTAGGTGATGCAGCAAAAAATCAATCTACTATGAATCCTAAGAATACTGTTTATGATACAAAACGTTTGATTGGTAGGAAGTTTAGCGACAGCGTGGTTCAGGATGATATTAAACTATGGTCTTTTAATGTTACTGGCGATTCAAATAATAAACCTCTAATTAATGTTAAGTATAAGAAAGAGGAAAAGAGTTTCCATCCTGAAGAAATTTCTGCAATGGTTATTCAACGTCTTAAAGAAACTACCGAATCGTTTCTCGGTCATCCTTTGAAAAAAGTTGTCATTACTGTACCTGCTTATTTCAATGATTCGCAAAGACAGGCAACTAAAGATGCGGGAACTATTGCGGGACTCGAGGTTCTTCGTATTATTAACGAGCCTACGGCCGCCGCTATTGCTTATGGTTTGGATAAAACTGATGATAAAAAGGAGCGTAATATTCTTGTATTTGATTGCGGTGGAGGTACTCATGATGTTTCTATTCTTACACTTGATGGTGGTATTTTCGAAGTAAAAGCAACAGGTGGCGATACTCATCTAGGAGGGTCTGATATTGATAATATCATTGTTGATTATCTATGTGATGAAATTAATAAAAAATATAAAAAGAACGTTCGTGAAAATGCCCGAGCCCTTAAGCGTCTAAATATTGCGGCAGAAAAAGCCAAAAAGAATTTGTCATCTTCTACTACTACAACTATTGAGGTAGATTCTCTTATTGACGGTGTTGATTATAATACTAATCTTACTCGTGCAAAATTCGAATCTCTTGCCGATAAAGTTTTCCAACGAACACTTGAACCTCTTGATCGTCTTCTAAAAGATGCTAAAATGAGCAAAAGTGATATTGATGAAATTGTGTTGGTTGGTGGTACTACACGTATTCCTCGCGTCCAAGAGTTGTTGTCGGGATATTTTCACGGAAAGCAATTGAATAAATCTCTAAATCCCGACGAAGCAATTGCTTATGGTGCTGCTGTACAAGCATCTATTCTAACAGGACAAGGAAATAGTAAAACAAATGAACTTCTTCTTCTTGATGTAGCCCCTCTATCTCTTGGTATTGAAACTGCCGGTGGCGTTATGACTAAAATAATTGAACGTAATACTACTATTCCTACAAAGAAATCGCAAGTATTCTCTACATATTCAGATAATCAACCAGGTGTAGATATTAAAATCTACGAAGGTGAAAGAGGGTTTACAAAAGATAATAATCTTCTTGGTAGTTTCCATCTTGACGGAATCCCACCTATGCCTCGCGGACAAGCCCAAATCGAGGTATCATTTGATATTGATGCTAATGGTATTATGAATATTGCGGCAGAAGAAAAATCGACAAAGAAAACGAACAACATAACTATTACAAATGATAAGGGACGCTTGTCTAAAGAGCAAATTGAAGAAATGATTAAAAAGGCCGAAGAATATAAAAATGAGGATAATAAACAAAAAGAACTAATTGAATCAAAAAATGGTCTCGAAAATTATCTATATAATCTAAGAAATTCTATGACTAAACGTGCGGATTCGCCACCAATCCTCGATGAAGTTAAAAAAGAACTTGACCCAATTATTGAGGAAGGTCTTAAATGGTTTGAAGAAAATGGAAGTTCTGATGTTGAAGTATATAAAAATAAGCAAAAAGAACTGGAAGAAAAAGTAAATCCACTAATGCAGAAATTGTATAGTCAAGGAATGCCTGGAGGAATGCCTGGAGGAATGCCTGGAGGAATGCCTGGAGGAATGCCTGGCGGAATGCCTGGAGGAATGCCTGGAGGAATGCCTGGAGGAATGCCTGGAGGAATGCCTGGAGAGGATGAAGATGAAGAAGACGAAGTAGATGAAGTTGAAAATAATAAACCTAATAAAGAAACTGACGAATTAGATTAGATTATTGTCTTCTACATGCTTCTATTGGCTAATACAGTAATTAATGCGATAATCGCAAATAATAAAACGATACTAATATAACATGCTTGTACAATATTATAAACCCAGTAAATTTCGCGTCTTATATCTTCACTACATTCACAATTAATTTCTTTTAATTTATTGATAAATATTATAACAATAACAACATTAATTAGTGAAAATATGAAAAATATGCCTCGTATAGCCTTGTAAATTTTATACAAAACATTGTTATCAAATTCTAATATTGAAATATTATTAAAATATATATAAATATTCAATAAAATGTCTATAGATATTATTACTATATTAAAATATAGAAAGTATTTAATATAAGTACGCATATAACTTTCGCTACAAACACAATTCATAGTATCTAGTTTATTAATCCACATTAACGCAGTAACATTTATAATTAATACTATTATACCTAAAAATATTGCCATTATAATAATATTTGATAGTATTGAACTAATCTTAATGTGATTAGCATTATTTAAAGTTTTTTCCTGCTCTATATTATCTAATCCTTCTATTAAAGAAGGTTTAATTATATTTAAATTAGATTTTCTCATTTTTTTAGAAGATTTAGATTTAGATTTAGATTTAGAATTTTTTACCATATCTATTATAATATAAGATATTAATAATTATATATATATAATTATAATGCAGGGATTAGCAAATTTAGGATTTACATGTGCTATTAATAGTTTAATACAAATTATTTGTCGAAATGATATTATGAGAAATATTATTTTAAATTATGATATTGATAATGATTCTTTATTACACAATTTGAAAGAAATTATAATTTTAATGCATATAGATAATAAATCTATTATACCTAAAAAATTTGTAAATAAATTATATAATCTTTTTGGAAATATATTTAATTACGGAGAACAAATTGATATTACTGAATTATGGATATTTATGAATCAACAAATTATTTCGGAAATTAATAATGAATCTTTATATTATAAATTAATTTTAGATTTTGATATGATTAAAAATAATAATCGCAATATTATAAATGGTTATACATATAATACAGAAATAGATTATAAAAATGCTCTTCTAAATAGCCAATTTTTAAATGAAAAATTCATATTTTATTATATACAACATAATGAAAATAAGATATCTTTATGGCAACAAATAACACAAGGTTTTTTTCTAAATATAACTACATGTAAAAAATGCAATGACACTTTGTTTAATTTTGAACCTTTCTATGCTCTTTATCTAAATATTCCCGAAAATATAAGCAATAATTGCGATAATGCTTGTATTATTAAAATGATTAGTGATTTATTTGTAGATAATCATTATAATAATGATTGGATATGTGAGAAATGCAATTGTAAAACAGAATATATAAAGTCTACGAAAATATGGAGATTACCTAATATATTATTTTTAATTATCAATAGATTTATTAATCCTAATATTAAAAACAATACACCTATTAATATTAATATAGATATGTGTTTCAATAAAGGATTAGTTTTATCAGAACCTTTAAGCGAAAAAAATTATAAATTATCTTCATTAGCATTACATTCTGGAAATGCATCATCGGGACATTATACATCAATTTGTAATACAAACGATACCTTTATATTATACGATGATATAACTATATCTAAAATAGATAATTTTTTAGATAATAATAAAGATGTTTATATGTTATCATATTCATTATTATCATAAATTCTTATTTAATTTATCAGGTATGCCATGTCCAAATAATATCATATAAATTAATATCACTGCTGTTATTAATATACTACGATTTTCTGCGACCATTTCATTTTGTTTAAATACAAAAACCATCAATATATATAATATCAAACCTATTATGCATGAATGTAACAACATCATCAAACCTCTTTCCATATTTTTTATATAGTATATCTATTATAATATACTAAAATTAAAATTATAATATACTAAAATTAAAATTATAATATACTAAAATTAAATATTATTATATATAATAATAATAATAATAATATCACATAGTCTTTCCCATATATTCCGCGCTTGACATAATATTTTTTCATAACATCAGGATATAACTCACGACCTAATGCTATTCCATTTGATACGGCACTTTCTATACAATTAAATGGAATATAACTTTTACCATTATGTGTTCCAAGATTATATAAATTTTCTATATGTTCGCTATTAAATTTTATATATTTTTCATCAATTATATTATAATAAGCACTATCCTTACATTTCCATGTTTTACTATAATCATCGTAATAATTAGTTGGATTTATAATAGCGTAATAATCCGCGTCAACATTATTTAAGTAACATATTTGTAATTGTCTATATACTTCCATTATCAATTCATTCTCATTACATTCGTTCGCAGTCTTATTATTATATGAACTTATAATATTAGATAATGTTATCATTGCACTTAGTACTGGATATTCGTTTTTTTCAAATTTTTCACAATGCTCTGATAAGTTTAATACTATAATACCCCATGCTGTATTTAATGTTAAACCATTATGTTGCATTATTTCTACATAATCATTAAAATGATATGTTATGCATATTACATTTTTATATTTAGTATTATTAACCCACTTCTCGATAACATTATAATCTCCAAATGAATTTTTAATTAATTCATTATTTTTAATAATATTTATTAAAGCTTTTGGTGGAACAGCAAGAACAAGATTAACACATCCGTATTTTTCTTCATTTAATAATTCAACACACGAAACACTGTTATCGATTATATTAATATTTTTAATAGTATTTGAAAGGATAAAATCAACACCTCTATTTTCTAAATGTTTTTTCCATATATTAAATAAATAATAATCTAATGGTTTTGAGGCAACTAATATTTTGCTATTAAACAATACATCATATAATTTTATAAATTTATTTAAACTATATGTTTTAATATTACCATCATCTATATAAACACATATATCATCAATTATATTTATAGATGCTGTAGAAAACTTATAAAATATTAAATAATCATATAATTTTGTATTTTTTCCATAATTATCATTGAATAGATATTTTACATAAGCACATAATAACAAATATTTTTCGTAAAGTCTTAAATTATTTTTAAACATTAGATTTGATATAAAATTATATCTAAATTTTGTAAACAATTCTCTATAATCTATTCCAATATCTTTAATTATATTTAAAAAATTATAAAAAGCCGTCATATATATACGCGGTCCGTATTCAGTATATGTTCCGTAATAATCTCTTATTACGCGATGAATACCACCTATTTCATGTTCTCTGTCTATTATCAATATATTTCTATAAATACTCGTGGATACATGAGCCAGTGCTAATCCTGAAGGCCCCGCTCCCAATATAATAAGATCATAATATTTCATAATATTTTCATCGATTATCATATAAATATAAATATATATTTATATATATTAAAATGGAATACATAAATAACGAAATAGTATCTTTGGAAATATTAAATATAATAAATGATATTGATACAAACGAAGAAGATACTACTTGTAATACGCAGTGTATAGGAATTACAAAAATAGTTATTAAATATGATAATGACCAAACAGAAGAGTTAACTGTATGTAATGAATTATACAGTAATATTAAAAATAAATGGCTTGTTGAACAACCACCATTTATATCAGACCGTTTTAAAAATATAATGAATAATATTATTTTAGCATGTATTCATAAAAATGAAAGATGTATAAATGAATTAAAAGCATATTTTTCTGTAGGCAATGAAGATAATGTAAAAGCATTTTTTAATTATATGAGAAAAAGAGATTTAACAGAAGAGAAGAAAAAATGGAAAATAATATCATAATATATTAAGAATATATTTTTAACATATTGTCTTATAATATAATGCGTATATATTTTATTTTCATGTCATATATGTTATGTAATTTAAGTTTACTAAGCAATGCTTTTGTTAATATAAATATATATGGAACAGGACTATATTTGCCATATAGTATGGGTGTTATAGGATACATTAAAAACAATATTCCTATTAAAAATTATAATATTACAGGAATATCTGGTGGTGCGTGGTGTTCATTATTATATACACAAGAAACTGATTTATCAAATCATGATACTATATGGGATTATTCAATAGGGAAAGATGTGTCTCGTATTTGTATTCATAATGATATGCGTGTTTTTCAAAATAATGTAGAGAAAAATATGAAATTAAGATATTCTAATAAAGAACCTTTGAATCTAGATAAAATATCTATAATATCTACTAATATAAATAAAATTTATAATATTAAGAACGAAAAACATAGTAATTTTGATAATATTAATGATTTAATTGAATTCTGTCTATGTAGTTCTTATATACCTTACATTTCAGGACGCACTTTTTCAAAAAAATATAAAGACAATTATTATATTGATGGAGAAATTAAGAATGATAAATACGCAAAACTTAATAACGAAAAAAATACAATAAATATAGATAGATTTATGTGGGGTAGACAATTCACGCGTAAAGAATTTTTATATTTAGATAAAGATAAATCTCGCGAACTCTTTAATAATGGTTGGGAAGATACTGAAAGTAATAAAGAAAAAATAATGAATATCTTAAAGGATGAAGATGATAATGAAGATAAAATAAATAATAAATAGTTAAAATATAGTTGTCTTATCTAATAAATAATCTATTTGCTTTTTCATATGATAATTCTACATTTTTATCATATTTTTTTAATCTTTCTAATCGCATCTGTTCTTCTTTTTCTTCACGCTGTTTTTTGAGTTCCTGTTGTTTAAGTTCTTTAGTACTTAATTGAATTTTTGCCTTATTATCTCTATATATCTCATATTCATCTACACTTTTGAATTCTTTCATATTTTTAATTATTTCTGTATCTACTAAACGTGTTCCGTCATGTGCTTTCATATAATCTGAATATGAAAGAGAATTATTTTTTTTAATACTACTGCTACTATAATCGTCTGGTCTTTTATTTCCTAATTCAGTAAATTGAAGATTTTTTGATAATAGTAATGGTTCTGGTTCTTTATATTTAACCAATTGTTTATTTATAGGAACTTTACTATTAAATATATCATTAAAACTTTTATTATCTATTTTCTTTTTATTAATAATTTTTTCTATTTTAATATCTTCGCGTATTTTCGTGGATTCATCCATATTATTTCCATAACCAAACTCTATCTCGTCATCATATATTTTACACTTCTCAAAGTTTCTATTGAATTTTTGCGAAAATAATTCGGCATTATCACCATCTTTATTAATATTTATAATACTTGGATGGGGCATTCTATCGCTTACTATTTTATCAAAATAATCTTTAGACTGTTTTTTTAACTCTACGTGCGATAAATCACTTTCTCTTTTTTTGTATTCTAATGCAAGTTTTTCAAAACAGTGAGTAATAATATTAAAAACCTCTTTATTTCCACCAGGTTTATCAGGATGTGTATTTATTGCCAACATTCTATATGTATCTTTTAATTCATTCCATGTAAAATTTTTAGATATATTAAAAACTTCATAAGGATCTATATTTTCCATATTTATATTTTTTAAATCAATATTTGCCGTATTGCCACTTTTTTTCATCGCTTCATAATATTGCTGATATGTATATTGTCTTGAAGATTTAGCACCCATAGCATTTATAAATATTTATACACTGTTATTTTATATATATTTTAAAATTATATTGTATGATACGCAATGTTTAATATAATATTAATATATAAAATATAAAATATTATAATTACTTAACATATGAACAAAATAGTAATTGTAGGTTGCAATTTTTCAGGTTTATATTCTGCTATTAAATGTATTGATAATGGTATCAATGTTATAATTGTTGAAAAAAATAGTATGCCATTTGATGAAATTATAAATTATAAAATTTTTAATAAAAATCATTCATATTATATACAATTATTAAATCGTTTATCAATCAAATACATTAGGTATAATCTTAATTTTAATGAAAGAATATTATTAATTATTAATAATATTATTAATAAGGCCAAACATATTCCTTCTAAATTTTTATATATGCAAACATTTGATAAATTGTGTTATACATTATTATCATACACAGATTACAATTATCTTAAAAATAATATTAATAAATACAATAAGATTTATTGTAATATGTCCGCATTATATGCTATATATCTGTTTAATAATGATCTAAATTATAATAACGAATATTACATAGTAGAAGATGATTGTACTATAATCATTGACAAAATGTTAGAATATTTATATGCCAAAAATGTAATTATTGAATTTAATACAGATATTAGAGATATTTATATAGATATAGAACAGAATATAACATTAGTATCTAAATATAAATCATATATTACTAAGGCTATTATTTTGAATTTATCAAAAGAAAATCTATTGAGATTTAAATTTATAACCAAAAATAATCGTAGAATATTAAATAGTGTTACTAAATATAATATTGATTGTAATAACATTTATAATGACAATGATATTATAAATGAACATAACATACAAAATCATCTAATTAATAATTTAAATATTGTATATCCTATTAAAAAATCATCATTGTATTTATGGAATGTAGGAATTAACAACGTAATTGTTAAAGAAAAAATTAAAAATCTTTATAATAATATATTCATATGTAGTGACGCATATTCTAAAAATATATTCTTTGCTAATTATACACTTGAACTATATGAAGAAATACAATATAAAATTAATAATATTATAAAAAATGATATATCTTAATTTTTATAATATTGTTATGATGTCTTTTATGGCGGATGAATTAAAAAATAATATTAATATTATTATAAACTATTTTAATAATACAAGTTTAAGAAACTTATGGTTTAGATATATAGATTATTATAATATTAATAGTGTACAAGATAATGAATATATTTTGATAAATCATGCAATTATATTTTTAATAGTATTGATATATTTAATATCTAAAATCTATCATATATTATTATATATATTCTAATTTATATCTGTACTTCCAAAACCTCCTTCTCCTCGTGATGTTAAAAGAATTTCATCTTTATGTTTTGTCAAATCCTCAATAATAATTTTAGGATATATTTGTTTTTTCATAATAATTTGACAACATTTATATGGTAGAACCAAATCTTCACATTCGTTATTTATTTTTCGCAAAGCAACATATAAATTTCCAGTATATCCTTGATCTATTATTCCAATACTATTAGCCAACATATATCCTGAACGACTTATAGAACTTCGCGGAACAATTTCTACATAATACCCATTTGGTATTTCTATTTTAATACCTGTATCATATAAAATTGTATCACTATTTAATCTTTTATTTTTGCTAATAATTGTTAAATCCAATCCAGCATCAGAGTAATTATTTTTTGAAGGTATTACTGCTTTTTCATCAACTTTGTATATTTTTAGAATAGGTTCTATTTCTTCATTATTTAAAAAATTATAAATACTATTATTTATATATAAACTATTATATTCGTTATCATTCAAACATACTTTTCCTAAAAAATCTATCATATTTGAATTTTTATATTCTAAAATATATTGTTCTTCTTTGTTTTCCGCAATGTTTTGTTTAACATCCTCTTTTAGTATTTTATGAGGTATATTATAAATTGTTGCTATCTGTTTCAACGTATTATAATTATATAGTGTAATATGTAAACAATTTTTTGAAATTATACCATTTTTTTCTATATATGCTTTTATAAAATTATTTAATAGATTTTTATCTGTATTATAAATTGTATTTATAAATAATGATAAATCATAATGTTTCGTATTGACTAAATATAAATCAAGATGTTTAACAAAAATATCTTTTATAATATGTGTAGACTCTATAGTTAATCGCAATATATTGAAATTATCATATTCTACTTTACCAATCTTTTTAAAAATATCAATTAATTTATCAATATTATTATATGATAAGGCTACATTGTCTATACTATCTGTTTTTAATTCAATCTCTATAATTATTTTACCTGATATATTCTCTTTAATATTAAATATAATTAATCCTAATATATAGGCTTTTTCACAACTATTGATTGAAGTAAAATAGGTGTTATCTAATATCATTTATATAAATATAGCAAAATAACTTTATATATCTTGTATACATCGTAATTTTATTTTTTAAATATTATATAGTAGATATTGTCTCTATGAGTACAAATAAAAATATATTATCTCTTGATAAGTTTTATACAAATCGAGATATTGTTAATTTATGTTATGATGTTATTAAAACTCATATTGATATAGATAAAAATGATTTAATAATAGAACCCAGTGCCGGTAATGGGTCTTTCATTAATATAATTAAAAAACTATCTAATAATTATAAATTTTATGATATTAAACCTGAAAATAAAGAAATAGTTAAAAAGAATTTTTTAGATTTACATTATGATGATTCTAATAATAATTGTCATATAATAGGCAATCCACCATTTGGTAATAAATCTTCGAAGGCAATCGCATTTATTAAACATGCCGCGTATATCTTAAAAGCAAAAAGTATCTCTTTTATTTTACCAATAAGTTTTAAAAAATTAAGTTTGCAAAAATCTTTTCCTCTAAATTATCATTTAATATATCAAATAAATATTCCTATCAATTCTTTTACATATTTTGGTATTACTAAAAATATAAAAACCGTTTTTCAAATATGGATACGCAAAGATAAACTTAGAAAAATTACGCAAAAATTAATACCTTCGTATTGGTATTCATTTACAAAAAAAGAAAACTCAACTATATCTATAAGACGCGTAGGATCTAAAATAGGATATGTTAAAATAACAGAAGATAGTGATAATATTAATACGCATTGGTTTATTAAAATTAATAATAGTCTTAATATTAAAATATTGAATTTATTAATTAAACTAAATAATATTAATTTTAATAAAGATAATAACGTAGGTGCTCTTAGTATATCAAAACAAGATATTATAAAAAAATATAATAAGTTATCAAAAGAATTTTACGAAGCATCTATAATACGCGGCGTTTCTTTATAATTTGTTTTATATTCTATTGTTGTCATATTATTATCTTTATTACTATCAATTTCTGGTATATAATTTATTATAAACTCTAATCCATCTGTCTCTCTTTTTTTATCTTCTTGTATTTTTTTATTTGCCTTTTCATATAAGTCAGGGTTTTTACTTATTAAATCCTTACGTATTTCGTTATATAATTTTATTGATATTTCATCTATTTTATCTATTACAATTTGTTCTTTACTCGTCCATCCCTTAGATATATCTTGTTTATGTACGTATATGCACAATAATCCTAGTACATACAATAATCCTTGCCTTTTTATCTTATATTTTTTCTTATATTCATGATTATATAATTTAAAAGCATTTTCAAATATTTTTTCATTATATAATATACTGTATACTCCCCATATAAACCAAGATATATCATCATCTGTACTATAAAACTTTGTTTCTATTCTTATTTTTTTTCTCAATACATAATCTAATATTAATCGCAAATTATTAGATATATCAACGAGTTTATTTATATCGTCACATGATAAATCATCTGTCGATTTAATAGTTTTTATAATTATTGCTATAATTCCAAGAGCCGTATTGTAATTTTCGTGATTATGAGGAGGCAGTATGCCATCGAATCGCATAATACCATTTTGCGATAATTTCATATCATTTTCATTTAAAATATGTGATATTTTGTTTTTCAAAGTAGTAATAGACATATTACCGCATTTAGCAACAGGGTGTTTATTATAAATATCACACAAAATACATAATTTAGTTATAATTATATAGATGTTTTTTATTATTATCTTTTCATTTTCTATCATATTCACTATATCTTCATAAATATCAATTAGTTTTCCAACATCTGTTATATATATAAAAGTTCCTATATAAGCACACACGTCTATATATATCAATTCTAAAATATCAAAGGATTCATCTATAAATATAATCTTTGTACTCAATAATATGCTATTTTGTATATCTCCATTACATATTGATGTAAATAAATCATCTTTTGTCATAGCATTTACAATATAAAAGGATTATATATAATCTAATATTTACGAATATTATATATGTAGACTCACAAGAATTGCAAGATATTATAAATAATATATTAGCATCCTATACGACGAGTCTATATATAATATCTAAAATGGCAAAAATACACACAGCAGACCTATAAATATTATGAAAAAACCGAATAAAACTCTTATTGGTAATATTTCTTGTAATATTATATATGAAGATACTAGGGTTATAACAGGTGCTAATGATACAATTAGCGACATTATATTTACACTCGCTTTATTATCAAGAGCGTAAATATACAATACATTAGCAATATATACTGAGAAGAATGATACTGTCGCCAAAAATGGTATATATTCTATATTTTCTCGCAAGTCTTCATAAATGTTATTATTTTCATATAGAATAATATATATTATACTTGAAAATATATAAACAGACGCTTGAATAAAAATTATTATATAAGGCGGTATATTTTTTTGGAGAACAAACTTAAATAATACGGGGGAAACGCCCCATAGGAAAGCAATTATAAATGCTAAATAAGTATAATAATTCATCTATTATAATATAATAAATCTTTAAGAGAATATATTGTTTTTATGGGTTGTTATGAAACTATGATAAGCGTTGATTAATTTATAGCATTTTATTATTGTTACTTCGGATACTTTACACGCCTTAGCGAAGTTTTTTTTTGAATATCCTAATCCTTTGACAATTGAATAATAATACATTATACCCGCTGCGGAAGATGTCGGAGAATTATCATTCATTATTTCATTTTCTTCTATTAATTTTACAAGTTCCTTACATTTGTTAATATCGTTTATAGACATATTTAGATTGTTGCCATATTGTGATATGAAATCAATAGGACTTGGCGAAGATACATTTAGTTGTAATAAAGTTTGAAATCGTGTATTGCCTTTATTTAATGTAACATGAGATATATTAAACATATCGGCAATATCTTTAGAACTTTTAGGAATATCATTTACTAAACACGCATGATATATACAAGATGCTATTAAACCCTCTTTATTATCGCCACGAGATATTTTCAATGAAGATGCTTGTTTATACAAGTTTTTAGCATCATCTATTACTTTCATAGGTATTCCGTTATTAATAGTATTGGCAGTCATTTTATCAAAAACATTCCATAAGGTTCTTTCATCATAGGGCATACTATTCCACATTTGAAATTTTCTAATTATACGCATATCTATATTATCTTTGTATCCGCTACCAATCATAGAACCTATTGAAGATTTTGGAAGAAGATTATTAGTAGGCATTCCACATCGAGAAGGGTCGCCATCGCGATTATCATCATTTCCATAATATCTCCATTCTGCCGTATTCTCTATAACCTTTGAAATAATTGAACAGCATTTCTTACAGATATGCATATTATCTTCTATTAAAAATTCTACACAACCACAATCACACTTTATTAATTTATTTTCTTCACAATTGTCATCAATACCATTACTTATTTTAATTTGTTTATCTTCTTCGTCTTTTATTTCTTTAAATAATTCCCACATTTCATCATCCATAAGTAATATTGGTATTAATGACAACTAATATATAAGGTTTATCAATTTTTATATATATTTATAATTATAAAAATTGATTTGTATATTTATTATTTATATAATAATCCTAATATGAATACATCTATAATGATTAGATATTTTTCGGTAATACTTATTTTACTATCGGTTATAGTATCTATAACTGATTCTTTTATAAATTCTATGACTACTATGAGTCTCGTAAATTCTCGTAAAAAGAATATTGTAAGAAATAAAAAAGATATTCCATATCGTAAGTTTTCTAACGAAAATGAAAAGTATTTATATGGAAATTATTTAGTTTCATTGAGAAAATTTAAAAGGGCTATTAATTATAGTAGATTATTTAATAATATAACTAACAGTATAGTAGATTCATTGAATACTTCTTGTGTCTCCAATAATAAAGAAGATATCTATTTAAATATCAAAAATAATACATTTATTAATAATGACCAATATATCGCTAAGAATATTATTTTAGCAAATATTAAAATTGATGTTTCTACAGTTAAATATATTCAAATATATACAAAGAACGATACTATAACTATAGAATTGGATAAAAATAATAAAATTATTGATAGTGGATTCGTTAATTATGATTTGGGTAAAATAGATTCACTTATAAGCGCCATATCTATTTTAATGAACTTATTAAATATTCATTAGATTTTGTCACGAAGATCGCGTACTTCTTTACGAAGTTCTCGTACTTCTTGACGCAATACATTAAGTTCATTGCGAATATCATTATTAATATTACGTGTTTCAGGTTGAATATAAGGCTTTGATTCATCCTTATAACGATTCGGGCGTCTTCGCGAACTTACTTTTGTAAAATATTCATCACGTTTAATTTTGAATTCTTTGAGATCCTCAGGATTAACATCATATTTAGTAATTAGTTCGGTCTCGTCGGCATTATCTTGTTCTACAAGACGACAAATATATTGATAGATACGCGTTTGAATACTTCTAGGTGTTCTCTTTAGTTCTGTAGCAATATCTTCATATGATGATTTTTCCGTTCGCATAGTAAGAAGACGTTCTTCCTCACCTTCTTCCCATCCAAAACCTGCTCTGGATGTTTGTTCGTTTTTTCTCAATTCATCAAAGTGTGATTTCTTACTGTATCTTCTTGACATTTTAATTATAGTAGTGTTTTGTTTATCGCCCTTAGCTATCTATATATAGCGTCTTCTTTTTATATGATTTTTTATAAAAATTGTTAAATAGAAATATCATACTTATATGATACATTAATTCTAAATAAGCGTATTTTTTAGGTACTATATTTTCATAAAGCAATACTGTAAATGAATGAATAATGCAAGAAGCAAATTGTAGTAATTGTAATTGTGTAATATACTTCTTTAAAGGATTTTTATATCCTAGAGAAGTTATCAAATAATGTCCGTACATTATAAAATGTATTATACTATTTATAAAGCAACCATAAGCGGAAGTTCCATTTCCTACACCATTGTGTATTAAAAATCCCCATATTAATCCTATAGTACTATGATGATATATGTGTAAAAATGATAGTTGTTCTTTACTTTTACATTTCAATATTATAAAATATGTATCAAAATAGTCTAGATATTTAGATAAATAGTGTATATATGTGTAATACTCTATGTTTTTTGTAAATTTGCTATTAATACCAAATACGTTTTTATAAGATATAAAATCACGCATACCATAGATAATATATAAATTAAGTAATATTTGAATTGTATTATACACATATAATATCTTATTAATATTATAGGAACTGCCTCTTTTTTTCATATGATTTATCAACGTATTGATAACAAAAAAATATTTAGTTACACATAAAGTTAAAATTAATGGGCTTGTAGTATATTGGATTATATTGTTCATAATTAATTAAATATATTTATCTATTTATATAATTAAAACATCGAAACAAAAATGTTTTATAAAATTATACCATATTTTATACTTTTATTCCTTCTTATAATCACTTCTTTAATTATATATATATTAGTTAATATTAAAGAAACAAAGGATACCAAAGAAGCCACCGACCCAGTACCAAATAATAAGATATGTTTATCTGCAAATGATTATAATATTTTATTAGATAAGGCAAATCATAATAAAAATAATACTACTAATACAAATGATACTGTCGTACGTGATAGAAAGGTTTTAAATGATCCCTTATATCCTCCTTTAAATCGTTCTGACAATAAGACACATACTGAACTTGTTAATAATATTACAAATAGAAATATGTATATTAGAACTAACGATATTAACGATACTTACCGTCTTGTTGGATATGTAACAAATAATTCGCGAGAAAAAGATACAGGCAATAATAATTGGAAACTATTCGCGAGACAAAAAGATAGAAATATTTCAGAGTTTTATATGAAACCTACTGATAATAATAATGATATGAAAGTTCCTATTACAGATGATATCATAGTTGGAGATAGATTAAGAGATATTTATAATATTCCAAGTCAATTAACATTTAAATCACCTCTGTTTAATAAAGATCCGTATAATGTAGTAGAAGTTCCCAAAGCAGATTTAAGTCGTTCCGCTGATTATTTATAAATATTAAAGACACTATAATGCTCTATATAGATACTAAATAATTACTCATTTTTATTTAGTAATATTTTTTGTTTGAATTATAAGAGGCTATAGAGAGGCCTCCTAAGGCATGTCTATGGCATGGGCGACCCTTTGAGGGATTCTAGGAGAAGCCAAGAATCTTTATATTTTTTGATTTTAGAAATTGAGTACATAACTTTTTATTTTCTAATATTTCTAAAGTTTTCTAGAAATTTCTAAATAAATAAAGTTATGTACTCAAAATTAAAAATAGGATTTTTAAGATTTTTTGGTTTGGATTCTAAGAGGTTATAGAGAAGCCTCTTAGGCATGCCTTCAGCATGGGCGACCCTTTGAGGGATTCTGGAGAAGCCAAGAATCTTTATAAAAATGAATAGAATAATTTGAGTAGCATAAGCGTATTACTTTATTTATTTAGAAATTTATAAAAAAGTTTAGAAAATTTAGAAAATAAAAAGTTATGTACTCAAAATTAAAAATAGGATTTTTAAGATTTTTTGGTTTGAATTATAAGAGGCTATAGAGAGGCCTCCTAAGGCATGCCATAGGCATGGGCGACCCTTTGAGGGATTCAAGAGAAGCCAAGAATCTTTATAAAAATGAATAGAATAATTTGAGTACATAACTTTATTTATTTAGAAATTTATAAAAAAGTTTAGAAA